CGTCTCCTTTTTCAATTGGTCACAACCCGGATTAATTTGGCGGGGCGGCCAAGAAATGTTACAGTATTATCGGTTGCAGGAGCGGCTCTGGAAGCATCCGTTCCCGCGCCTCAGAGCAACTCAGGGGTTGGCTTAATCCAAATCGGGCCAACCCCCTTTTTTTTGCCTAAATCGTAGGAATTAGCTGTTTTCTTTGATTCTGGTGGCATTATCTGTCGATTCTGACCTGTTTTAATCGTCAATAACCTCAAATGACCTCCGGATAACTTCAGCGGAACGGCGTATGATCGCTGATTATCTCCGATTACCGCGGATCCACTTGTCGAGGGGGCGAGGATGGACATAACGGGCGAAGGTTGGGCTGTCGTGGTGTCTAAGCCGATGGCTGAGTTCGCGGCGCAGGGTGCGTTACGGCGCCGGGGTTACCGGGTTTGCTTGCCGGTGTATCGCAAGCTGCTGCGCGGCAAGCGGGACAGCTACGGCGAGATGGTGATGCGTCCGCTGTTTCGCGGCTATCTGTTTGTCGAGCTGCATCCGGGTCAGGCGTGGATCGACATCCTGTACACGCCGGGAGTGTGCGATGTGGTTCGTCAGGCGGGGGATCACGATATGCCCGCTATTGTCGAGCCGGGGCTGATCGAGGAGGTCCGCGCGGAATCAGAGGCAGGTCTGTTCGATGACCGCCCGTTGAGCCGGGGCGTGTCGCGGGCGGTGTTTCGTGCCGGTAAGGCGATGGTGAAGCCGGGTGATGCGATGCGGGTGGCGGAAGGACCGTTTGCCAGTTTCATGGCGACATTGCAGGATATTGATGACCGGGGCAGGGCGCAGACACTGTTGACGATGTTCAATCGCCAGGTTCCGGCGGAACTGGGGTTGGAGACCCTGGCAGGCGTTTTCGCTTGACACTCTGACTATTGTTGAGCAGGAGGATTTCGTACCATATTTGGGATGGTGGCGATTTGCCCCATTCCTGCGGACGCTATCCAAATGTTCGCATCGCACTCGGTGCCGTTTCTTAAAACGCAGGCGTGGCGGAAGCTGCGCCTCAAGGCGCTACAGCGGGATCACTTCCGCTGCGTGAAGTGCGGTGAAAGTGTCAGCCGTCCCGGCCAATCGCGGGTCGATCACCTCCTGTCGCGCAAGACCCATCCTCACATGGCGCTCGTTCTGGCGAACCTGCGGACGCTTTGCGCCCGGTGCGACAACCAGGCTCACCGCGAGAAGGGGCGGCTCGACAGGTCTAGCCCACGCGAAGAGCGGTTCTCTGGGTTTACGGCTGACGGTACTCCGCTCGATCCGCAGCATCACTGGAACCGCCGATGAAGACGCGAGGCATCGTTTCGCCGTCTACGACACAGATCGTCGTGGGCGACTTTGGCAAGCGGCCTGATCCGCCGCCGGGACTGACGCCGAGGCAGGCCGATATCTGGCGCGAAGTGGTTGCCAGCGAAGACGCCAAGTTCTTCAATTCGGGTGCGTTGCGGGCATTGTTGGCGGATTACTGTCGCTTCCGCGAGGCATCGGAAATCCTCAATGTCGAAATCATGCAGTTTAAACCGGCATGGCTAAAACAGGCGGCAAAGCTGGCCCGGTATCGCGTCCTCCTGGTAATGCGGGAGCGCGAGGTGCGCGGCGCAACAACGCTGGCGACAAAGCTGCGGCTGACCAATCAGGCCCGGTACGTTCCTCAAGCGGCGGGACGGGCGGCGGCGAAGGTGCCGAAGACGAAACCGTGGGAAAGCTGACGCGGGCCGAAAAGAACATCATCTGGATTCAGAAGTTCTGCGTCGTTCCGGAGGGGCAGTTCGGCGGTCGATCGATCGTCTTGCTGCCTTGGCAGAGGGACAACATCCGGCGGATTTACGACAATCCGGCGGGAACGCGGCGCGCGATCCTCAGTTTCGGGCGCAAGAACGGCAAGACCGCCTTGGCCGCCTGCCTGTTGCTCCTGCATCTGTGCGGCCCAGAGGCTCGCCCGAATTCACAACTCTTCAGTACGGCGCAGTCGCGGCAGCAGGCCGCGATCCTGTTCGACCTGGCGGTCAAGATCGTGCGGCAGTCGCCGGACCTCTACGACAACATCACGATGCACGAAACCCGCAAGGAGTTGACTTGCCCTGAGTTGGGCACCGTGTATCGCGCGCTGTCGGCGGAAGCGACCACCGCGTTTGGCTTGAGCCCGGTCTTCTGCGTCCATGACGAACTGGGCCAGGTGCGTGGGCCGAGGTCGCAGCTTTACGAGGCGATGGAGACCGCGACGGCGGGTCAGTCGGATCCGCTGACCATCATCATCTCGACCCAGGCTCCGCACGATGCCGACTTGCTGTCGGTTCTGATCGATGATGCGATCGCCGGTCACGATGACCGGGTCGTGGTGAGCCTCTACAGCGCGCCGCTCGATGACGATCCGTTCGACGAGGACACGATCAAGCTGGCGAACCCGGCCTATGGGGAGTTCCAGAATTCGGTCGAGGTTCTGGCGATGGCCGAGGATGCCCGCCGGATGCCGAGCCGAGAGGCCGAGTTTCGCAACTATGTTCTGAACCAGCGGGTCGAGGCGTCATCGCCGTTCATCTCGCAGGGGGTCTGGGCGACCTGTTCTGCGGAGCCGCAGCCGATCGAGGAGGGGCCGGTCTACGGCGGTCTGGACTTGTCGGCGGTCAACGACCTGACCGCGCTGGTCTTGATCGGGCGGATCGATGAGGTCTGGCACGTTCATCCGACTTTCTGGCTGCCGCGCGACGGTCTGGCCGAGAAGGCGCACAAGGATCGTGTGCCGTATGACCTCTGGCACCGCGACGGCTACCTCCAGGCGGCGCCGGGAAGATCGGTCGATTACGAGTTCGTCGCGCATTATCTGCGCGAGCAGTTCAGCCTGTACGATATCCAGAAGATCGCCTTTGACCGCTGGGGCTTCAAACACCTGAAGCCGTGGCTGGTGCGGGCCGGGTTCGACGAGCTCTTCATCGACAATACGTTTGTGGAATTCGGGCAGGGCTTTCAGAGCATGAGTCCGGCGATGCGCGACCTTGAGGCCGAGATCCTCAACGGGCGGATCGCCCACGGCGGTCATCCGATCCTGAAGATGTGCGCGGCGAACGCGGTGGTGCAGTCCGACCCGGCGGGCAATCGCAAGCTGGCGAAGGACAAATCGACGGGGCGGATCGACGGCATGGTCGCCCTCCTCATGGCGGTTGGTGTCGCACCTTTGAGCGAACCGGCGTTCGACGCTTTCGCATTGATTGGCTGAATTATGAAGAAGGCGCTGGTGCAATCGGGAAAGCAGTTGAAGCGATCCCAGATGAGGCATGCCAAGGCTGAGCGCCGTAAAGATCCGGCGGTTCAGGTCACGCTTTACAGAGCGCCGACTAGACAGGCCGCACGCGGGGTGGCAAAGCGCGGAACGGTGCGTAAACGTGTCCTTGCTGGGGTTATTAAGGCCAATTGACGTTAGGAGAATCCCCTATGAAAGCTGTTTTTCTCGCTGCCGCACTGCTCGTCAGTGCCGCTCTCACCGGACCGGCCCAAGCCGATGCGCTCAACAACCTGACGATCGGCGTGCTGAACAGTCCGGTGCCTCAGTCGCTCAGCAACCCGTGCATCATTTGCGGCACGACTGCACCGGGTCAGCCTGCGAATTTCGGCTACAACAATTTCTCCAATACCGGCAGCGATACCAGCTTCGATACCTTCTCGACCAACATCCTTGGCGGCGGTCCGCTGGTCGGTGGCGAGGCTGGGGCGCTCGCGTATCCCGGCACGCTGTTGGAGGCGTTCCTCAATGCCGGGGGCACCGATCCCCGGTTTGATTTTGGGGTCGCGATCGACATCAACACCGCGCACAACGGCGAGACATTGACGGCTTTTCAACTTATCGACCTGTCGCTCCCGGCGGGGCAGCGGGTGATTTTCGATTTCACCGGCAGTCTGGCGCTGCCGGACATCCGCAACGGCAACGGCATGGGCGACTACCTCATCTCGGGCTTCGACCTTCTCGATGCCGGGGTGCAGCCGGGTGACAACCTCCTGTTCCATGCTGCATGGGATGGTGCCTCGGATGGCGCGGAGAGCTTCTACATCGTGCCGATCGCCAGCCAGATCGCCGTGCCGGAACCCGGCAGCTTGGCCCTGATGGGCGGCAGCCTCGTTGCCCTCGGTGGTATTTTGGGCTGGCGTCGGCGCAAGGATTTCGCGGCGAATGACCGACTGAGTTTTCCCGTAGCCTGAAGCTTTCATCCCCCCCTGAGAGAACCGGCGACGAGACGACGGACGACCCGCCACCCCGTTCTTGGCGGGCCTAGGGCTACGGGAACCTCTAAATTTAGTCGCGGGGCTAACGACCACTGAATTTGGCTTCGCGCCGAAAAGGGTCGCGCTGAAATGCTGTCCGGGGAGAGGGTCCGCGTCCTTCCCTCTCCACGGTCTCATGGGGCAGCGCGACCCGCCTTTTCTAATTTCGACCAGCCCGTCGTGAGACGCGCATTCCCTTAGATGGAGCTTTGCGGTGGATATGATCCGCAAGATCGCGACCGGCAAAGTCGCCGGGTCGATGACCTATGTCCTCAGTGACGCCACGGTTGATCGCTACGGCGACATCATCGAGCCGACAGGCTGGCAACTCGCGAACTTCCAACGCAATCCGATCGCGCTGTTCGGCCATCAAGGCTCGTTCCCGATCGGCACCTGGGCCAACGTCCGGGTCGAGAATGGCAAGCTGCTTGGCGAGTTCGTCCCGGCGGCGCGCGGCACCTCTCAACGCATCGATGAAATCGTCAACCTGATCGAGCAGGACATCCTGCGCGCGACCAGTGTCGGCTTTCAATCCATCGAGACCGAGCCGCTCGATCCCAAGGATCCTTACGGCGGGCTGCGCTACCTCAAACAGGAGCTGTTGGAAACCAGCATCGTCAGCATCCCGGCCAACCCGGCGGCGCTGCAAGTCGCAAAGTCACTGAAGCTTTCGCAAGAAACCATGTCCCTCGTCTTTGGCAAGCAAGCCGACACGGGCCGACGGGACATGCTCACCGGCAAGCACGCCGAACGTCAATCGTCCAACAGAAGGACGATTCCTGTGACCACGATTTCACAACAGGTTGAAGACCGGCAGTCGATGCTTACGGCTGCCCGTGACGCGCTTATCGAACTTGTCCGCGACCCCGAACATGACACCGAGGAAGCGGACACCCTGCAACAGGAGGTCGAGGAACACGAAAAGCGGCTCGCCTCGCTACAGCGTAGTGAAAAGGCGCTGGCGATCCGCACGGCGGAACAGCAGGGCGGCCAGCAACAGGTCGCGCTTCCGGTGCCGGTCAACGGCAACCGGCGACCGCTCGGCATCCCGATGAAGGACATTTCGCCCGGTGATCTCCTCGCCAGGGCGATGGTCTGCAAGTTCGTCAGCCAGGTGACGCATCGGAGCCTCGATGAGGTTCTGGCTGAACGCTACCCAGACCATGAGGCGACTGCCATCGTCACCCGCGCCGCGGTTGCCGGGGCCACGACCCTCACGCCGGGTTGGGCGGCGGAACTGATCGTTCTCGCACAAGCCGACTTCCTCCAGGTTCTGACCCCGGTCAGCGTCTTCCCGAGGTTGGCCGCGGCCGGTACGGCACTGACGTTCAGCGCCAACGCCGGAGCGATCAAGATCCCGTCGCGGACGATCACGCCGAGCATTGGCGGATCGTTTGTCGGTGAGGGTGCGCCTATTCCTGTCCGCAGGCTCGGCACGACCAGCATCACGTTGTATCCCCACAAAGTCGGTGGGCTTTCGGTGTTCTCGCGAGAGATCGCGATGTACTCGAATCCCGCGATCGAGGGGATCATCCGGCAAGCGATCACGGACGACACGTCGATCAATATCGACGCGCTCCTCCTTGACAGCAATCCGGTGTCGACGACCCGCCCTGCGGGCCTGACCAACGGCGTGACCCCGGTCGTCGCTTCGACGGCGAAGGGCTATCTGGCGATCCTGGCCGACATCCAGGCGCTCACCGGGCCGTTCTATGCGTTGAACGCCGGTCGCAGGCTGAGCATGTTGCTCAACCCGCAACAGGGCCAACAGCTCATGTTCGCTCCGGGTCCGACCGGCGTGCCGTTCGGATGGTCGAGCCAGTTCACCGGGCGCTTCGATGTCATCGAATCGACCAGTGTCCCGGCGGGTTCGGTGTACATGATTGACGCGGTGGACTTTGTGAGCGTCAGCGGTGCGCCGGAATTCGAGGTCAGCGAGGTGGCAACCCTCCATATGGAGGACACCGCCCCGGCGAATATCGGCGTTGCCGGTACGCCGCCGGTCGTGGCCGCCCCGGTGCAGTCGATGTTCCAGACCGCGCAGATCGCCATTCGCATGCTGGCGAATGTCACCTGGGCCATGCGGCGACCGCAGATGGTGCAATTTATGACAGGCGTCAACTGGTCGCCATCGTAAGCCTTGCTTGGGGGATGGTGGGGGCTTCGGCCCCTGCCGTCTTTTCAGCGACTTAAAACGAAAATGTACCTCCAAGTACTTCTGAGTACCCGCCGCAGGAGATTGAGTGATGCAAGGTGGGCCAGAGCCGACGCAGGACGAGGCCGACTTCCTCAAGCATCACGGTGTCGCTCTTGTTGAGGCCGCCAAGCCTGCCGCGCCTTTGCCTTTCAGCACGATGACGCCAACGCAAGACGAAGCCGACTTCCTCAAGGCGCGCGGCATGCTGCTTCACAGACCGATTTTGCCGGTCGAGCATGAGGTGCCGTGGCCGACGCAGGCGGATGCCGACGATTTGGTAGGCGGCTCGCTGGAGGTTGTCGAGACTGCTCCTCGATCACTTGAGGTGGAGCCGCCGACACCGACTCAGGCTGACGCTGATATCGCTCGGCGGTTTGGTTTGCCGGAACCGCAGGACGTGGAGCCAACCGCGCCATCGGATGCTCTGCAAGACCCGACGCAGCCCGAGGCCGATGTTTACAAGCTGATGTCCGCTGGCGTGCTTGAGTTCATTACGGCTTGGGACAACGGGGCGACCACCTGGGATCACAAAACCACCGTCTGGGACAGACAGGCATGAGTTCGCAGATCGACATCACCAAACCCGCTGCGGTACTCGCCTACACTGCCGACGTGCGCGCGAATTTCGCGATTGCCGCTGATGAAATTTCTGCGTTGCAAGCTCCGCGCATGGGCGTGACTGACGGGTCCGACGCGGGGCTAGGCGAGATCGGCCAATATCTCACGACTGAAAATATCGACGGCGTTTCCCTGGTGGCGAACACAGCGGTGGCGATTTGTACGATGTCTTTGCCGCCGGGTTGCTGGGAGGTGTGGGGCGCGTGTGATTTCACGGTGGCTTCTCTCGGTGCCGATGTGCAGGCCACACCGATCCAGCCCAATCAATTGGGTTCGGCGATCAGCGTCACGCCGGACAGTTTGCCCACTGACGACGAACTGATCCTGGGCACCGGGGTAATGCAGTTGATCTACTCCCCGCTCGCCGCTGGTCAGCGACAAGTGCTGATCACCGGGCAGTGCCGCTCCAACTCCACCGACCCGGTTGACCTGTACCTCGTAGCGCAGATCGGCTTGGGGAATTGCACGGTCAAAGGCTACGTCTCGGCTCGCCGGGTTCGGTAACCAAACACCAAAGTGAGGATTGAGCCATGCCAGAAGCAAAGAGGACTGAGGTTCTTCCGGTAGAGCCGCCGACGCCATCGCAGGAAGAGGCAAACGAGATCAAGGCGCAGGTCATCCTGGGCAAGGATGCCAAGGCCGAGGATGACGAGCTTCCGCCGCCGGTCGTTCACGATCCGCCGGCGCCGTCTCAGGCCGAGGCGAACGAGGCCAAGGTGCAGAGCGCGCTCGGCGGGATGGATATCACCGCTCCGGTCAATGTCGATGTGCCGCATCTTCAGCCTGGATCGGCTGTTGTCGGGGATACCCTGACGATCACGATGGGCAACTGGGACATGCAGCCGAGCCAGTATGCCGGCGAGTGGTTCCGCGACGGTACCGAGGTTATCGGATCCGGTGCGAGCTATGTGGTCAGCGAGGCCGACGCCGGTCATTCGATTACCTGTGTGGTGACCGCCAGCAATGCGATCGGCTCGACTACTGCGCCGCCGTCGAACGCGGTGGCGATTCCGGCTTCGCGGCGTGCCGAACCGGCGGCTGGGGCTGGACCGGCTGCTTCGACCCGCGAGCATCATGCTCCCGAGCCACCTCATCCTCATCCTGCGCCCACCAAAAAGTAGGAGGGCAGCCATGAGGTTCATCTGCCTCGCGCTGATCGCGGTGGCTCTCGGCGGCTGCGCCTGCGGTGTCGGCGGGAACCGTTGCGTCACCGGCTACACCCAGACCCAGACGCAGCCGGGTGTGTGGGTCACCACGGTGCAATACGGGAACTAATTTAACCGGAGACGGAGGACGCAGCCATGATAATTGAAATATTATTTGTAGTAGTAATGTTTCTCTGGCTGCTCACCATCTTGCCGTTTCCGCCGTTGGCCCCGTTTGCTACTTCTCAAATATTCTTTGCGTTCACCGCGGTGCTGCTTCTCGGCTTGTTTATCTTCCTGCCTGGACTGCGAGGATGAGCATTTCCGAGACCTGGGCGAGCCGTTCGCCCCAGTTCTTCTTTGAGAGGTTCAAGCCGATGATGATGTCTGATCCGAAGCCTGATCCCGAAGACGAAGGCGGTGAAGGCGAGAGCGAAAAACCCGCTGGTGACCCGGCGTCCAACGAGCCGGAACAGGAAGCTGCAAAGCCAAAGGAGCAACCGGCGGAGACCGAGAAAAAGTCTGAGGAGGTCGATCCGCGCAGGAAGTGGAATCGGGCCTCTCGCGAGTTGCGCCCCGCCACCAAAGAACCCGGCTACCAGACCCGATAAATGGCAAACTGGCTGACCAACCTGCTGCCGTGGGGCAAGCGGGCTGTCGAGGGGCAGTACCGTCCCGGCCCGTATTGGGTCGACGATCCCGGCGGCGGCTTGATCACTGCCAGCGCCGGTCGCTATTGGAACTGGTGGCAGACCGGATACAAGCCGCAGCCCTACGGTCAGCGCAGCGCGATGGTCGAGGCGTGCGTCTCGGCGTACAGCCAGACCGTTGCCATGTGTCCTGGCGACCACTGGCGCCGCACCCGTGACGGCGGGCGCGAGCGCGTCACCACCAGCGCCCTGCAACGGATCATCAAGACCCCCAACGATTATGAGAGCATCTCCGATTTTATGATGAACCTGACACGTCGCCTTTACGACAAGGGCGAGGTGTTCGCGGTGGCTCAGCGCAACGCCCGCAGCGAGATCACCGAGTTGCATCTGATGCGGAGCGGCATCGCCATGATCGGCGAGGACGGCAGCGTCTTCTACAGCCTGTGGGGCAACGAGATCGCCCAACGGCGGTTCGATCTGACGATCCCGGCTCCGGCGCGCGATGTTCTGCACGTCCGGCTGCATACTCCGGTTCATCCGCTGAAAGGCGTCAGCCCGATCCTTGCGGCGGCGCTCGAACTGGCGATGTCGACCGCGGCGCTGTCGCAGCAACTCGCCTTCTACCTCAACATGGCTCGCCCCTCCTACATGCTGGAGACTGACCAGCCGCTGACCCGGCAACAGGTCGAGGATGCGCGTTCGAGGTGGGACGATCAGACGCAAGGCGAGAATGCCGGGAACAGCCCGATCCTCACTCACGGCCTCAAAGCGAAGCCCGCCGTGATCAATGCGGTCGATTCCCAGCTTGCCGAAATCCTTAAGATGAGCGACCAGAACATCGCTCTGGCGCTGCGGATTCCGCTTCAGATTTTCGGCCTCGGCGGCACGACCTACAACTCGACCGAATTGCTGATGCAGTCGTGGATCGCGAGCGGCCTCGGCTTTGCGCTGAACCACATCGAGGAAGCTTTCGGCCAGATGTTCGGTTTGGCGGGCTATCCTGACGAGTACCTCGAATTCGACACCAAGGCGCTTCTTCGCTCGGCTTATCGCGAGCGGATCGAGGCGTTGGCGCGCGGTGTCATCAGTGGCATCTACTCGCCGGACGAGGCGCGGGCGAGCGAAGACCTGCCGAAGGTCAAGGGCGGCTACGGCGACATGCCACGGGTGCAACAGCAAGTTGTGCCGTTGAGCTACGGCGCAAAGATGGAACCTCCATCACCGCCATCCGCGACCCCGCCGACACCGCCGCCGGCACCGACTGACGGGGGCGACACAAATGCACCAGAGCAACAGCAGCAACAAAACGCTGCCTTCCGTGCCGCCTTCCGCGCTTCATATGACCGCCATCGACTCGCTGCCTGATGTTCTTGGCGAGGTCATGGGGGCTGTCGCCGCTCGGATTGAGCGAGAGGTCAAGCTATCCCTGACAGCCGGTCTGGCAGAGCTTCGACAGGAAATCGAGTCTCTGCGCGCGTTCAAGGCTGAGCTCGAACTGCAAATCGTGACCCGGCTGATGACGCTGCGGAACGGCGAGCAAGGCCCGCAAGGCGAGCGTGGTCAGCCGGGGGAAACCATTGTCGGCCCACCGGGTCCGCAAGGCGAGAAGGGGGACCGCGGCGAGATCGGCCCGCAGGGCGAGCGTGGTGAGGCTGGGGAGCGTGGATTGCCCGGTGAGGCTGTCACAGGCCCATCTGGCGAACAGGGGCTTCCTGGGCCACAAGGCGAGCGCGGGGCGCGCGGTGAGCCGGGGTTGCTGGGGCCGATGGGGCCGCCGCCAGACGAGGCCGTGATGGCGCGGCTGATCGTCGAGACTGCCTTGACGCGGTTGCCCGCGCCTGAAGTCGGCCCGCCGGGGCCGATGGGGCCGAAGGGCGACATCGGGCCGATGGGTCCACCGGGCGATGACGGCGATGACGGCGTCGCCGGTATGGATGGTCAGCCGGGGCCGCAAGGCGAACCGGGACCGCCTGGAGCCAAGGGCGATCCGGGACCGCCGGGACCAGCCGGAGCGGACGGTAAAGACGGCGCAGATGGCGAGCCTGGAGAAGCGGGACCAGCCGGCGCGCAGGGCGAGCCGGGGCCGCCGGGACCAGCGGGCCAGCCGGGACCGCCGGGGCCGCAAGGCGAACCCGGTGAAGACGGCGATGATGGTGTCAACGGTGCCGATGGCGAGGACGGCGAGCCGGGGCCGATGGGTCCGGCTGGCACGGCGGGCCGTGATGGCGAACCGGGGCTGCGTGGCGAGCCGGGATTGCCCGGTGAGCGTGGCGAAGCAGGGGCGGTGGGCGAGCGCGGCGAAGCCGGTCTACCGGGCGAGCGCGGCGAAGCCGGTCTACCCGGCGAACGCGGCGAAGCGGGGCCACAGGGCGAGCGCGGCGAGATCGGTGAGCGCGGTGAGCCGGGAATGCCGGGGCGTGACGGCGATCTGGGACCGCGTGGTGAGGCCGGTGAGCGCGGCGAACGTGGGGCAGAAGGGCTGATCGGCAAGCTGCCGCCGGTCAAGCTGTGGCAGGACGGCGTCCATTACGAGGGGGAGGTCGTCGTTCGTGAGGGAGCCACCTGGCAGGCCCAGCGGGACACCGGGCATCCGCCGCCGCATGACGATTGGATCTGTTTGGCGGCGCCGGGGGTCGATGGCCGCTCGTTGACCGTTCGCGGTACTTGGAAAGCCGGGACAGATTATCGCGCTTTGGACATCGTGGCGCTCGGCGGCGCGTCGTTTATTGCGCGGTCTGACCAGCCTGGGGTTTGCCCCGGCGAGAATTGGCAACTGATCGCCAAGCAAGGTCAGCGTGGGGAGAAGGGTGAAGCGGGTCCGCGTGGGGAACGCGGCCCGCCGGGGCGGATCGTCAGCGCGACGATCGATAACGAAGGGCTTCTCACACTGACCGCCGAGGACGGGTCGAGTTCGACCTGTGACTTTTACCCCGTACTGTCTCAGGTGCGGTAAATGCCTCTCTACATGATCTCGCGGACCATCACCAAGGCGGATGATTCAAGCCTGATCTCGCTTGATGACGCCAAGAACCTGCTTGATATCCCGCTGACCGACACGTCGCATGACGCCGCAATCCAGGGCACCATCGACGGCATATCGACGGGGATCTGCAACTACTGCGACCGCTTCTTTGCGGTGCAGACCTATCGGGATCAGCTTCGTAACCCATGTTTCGGCTACGGCGATCCGCTGCGGACGCGGCAGTTTCCCATCGTTACCGATGATTCGGGCGAAGCGAAGCTTACGGTTACGGTCGATGGGGTGGTTCTCGACCCAAGCTCGTATGACCTCGATATCGATTTCGGGCGGGTTTACCTCATTGCATCTGGTTTGGCAGGAACCAGCGTGGTGGTGGACTACAGCGCCGGTTTCGATCCCATTCCGCCCGATGTTCAGTCGGCAGCTTCGATCTGGCTGGTCGGCGATTGGATGGCGCGGAATCGCGACCCGGCGATCAAGTCGGAAGCCGTCTTCGACGTATTGACGGTCGTCTACAACGATCAGTCATCAGCCAATACGATGGATGCGGGTCCACCGGATCAGGCATGCAACCTGCTTCTGCCTTATCGGATGATGTTCGCATGAATATCGACCTGGCTCGATCGACCTATCGGCGGTTCCTCACCAACAAGGTTACGGTGCGCCGGTACAACGGACCTGCCGGGCCCAACCGCACGTCGATCGATGTCGAGTGCCGTGCCTGGGTTCGCGCTGATCCTCTGCGCCCGCAACAGATGGTCAGCGATGTGACCGAGTTCGTTTTTCGTTGCATCGTCCTGGCCGAGGATCTGGAGAACGCCGGGTTTCCGGTGCCGCTTACCACTGCGGACAAGGTCTTGTTCAAGGGCAAGGAGATGGCGGTCTCGTTTCCTGACAATGCGACCCGAACGGTGGGCGACACGCTGGTTGCCTACAACATCAGGGTCAGGGGATAGCGCAGTGGCTCTGAGCGCGCTGCGGCGGGCGGTCACGGTAACGATCCCTGCCGGGTTAAAACAAACGTCCCAGGCTCGTTTGGTCGAGGTGGCGAAGGCGCAGAACCTTAAGGTTCTCGCCGAGCAAAAGCAGCGTTTCGGGGTCGAGCCGAAATGGACGGGGTTCGGCGATGTGCCGGGAAAGCCGGTCGAGCAAGCCCAAGAGATGGTGGTCTTCAAGTACATCTACTTGCAGGAGATCATTCAGGTGTTTCTCAAGGCGCTGCGCGATGCATCGCCGGTTCAGTCGGGCCGTTACAAGGATTCGCACGGCCTCTACATCAACGGCGTTCATGTGCCGGATGACACGCAAATCAGAGAAGGCGAGGAAGTCTGGATCGCCAACCCGGTGGTCTATGCCAGACGGCTGGAAGTCGGCAAGACCGAGAGCGGTCGCGATTTTCTGGTCAGTCCCGAAAACCGCATCTATGAGCGCACCGCCAGCAAGCTGGCATCGCGCTATGCCAACGCGGCAAAGATCAAGATGGGCTACGTCACCATGCCGGACGCCTACGAGATCAAAGGTCTGTTGCCCAAGAAATACATCGCCAAGGGCGGCGTCCTCCGCACTCGGCGTCAGCAAGTCGGCGCTCCCGTCCGCTCACCGGCAATCTTTATCGATCTGCTATGACCACGACCAGCCAAGCCTACAAAATCCTGCGAGGACGCCTGGAAGCCGCGAATTCGCTGCCGCCCTTGCGGTGGCAAGGCGAGGACGAGGACAGTCTCGGCAATGCGGCGTTGCCCGATATCCCGGCGCCGTTTCTCTACACTGAGTTCATCACAGAGCCGGGTGATTTGGTTTCGTTCGGCGGCGGTCGCTACCGCAATCGGTATCGTCATCCGGCGCGGCTCGACATTTACGTCTTTGTGCCGAGAGGCTGGGGATTGGTCCCGGCAACGGATTACGCCGAAACGGCGGCTTCGCTGTTTCGCTCCTACCGTGATGATGATGTTTCGTGTTCTACCGCCAACGTCTACCCCGGCGGCGATGGCGCGATGCTCAAGCCGATAGGCATGCCGTCAGAGGTCACGAACTACTTCTGGGCGACCACTGAAATCGAGTTGTTCTTCGACCTGATTGGCTGACGACAGCGGCCGCACCTTTATGCGGCGTAATGCCGGGTAACGCCTGTTCCCGATTCGTTTTTGGATAATCCTGCCTGTTTCCAGGCAGCGAACTCATTCCGCCAATACCGCCATCGAATTCTCGCGTGACGCCCGCGCGGGACTAGCCAAACCGCCCTTGGGCAAGGCGATCCGGCCCGTCGTGAGACGCGCCCCTCCCTTTGATGGAGTGCCCACTATGTCCTTGGCAGAAGGCGTATCAGCCAGAATCTCTTACAAGCCCTATGTCACTGGTTTGATTGATTCCAACAGTCAGCCGGTGTCATCGACCGATCCCGGCCAGATCGGCGCACAGACGCTGCGCCGGGTCGCGACCACCCTCAAGCTCGCCAAGGATACTTACCAGGCGACCGAAATCCGCTCTGACCGGCAGATCGTGGACTTCCGCCACGGCACCCGCCGGGTCACCGGGGGGATCACGGGCGAGTTCTCGCCCGCGACCTACTTCGACTTCTTTGAGGCAGCAACGCGCGGCACCGCCACGCCGCCGTTGGCTCTCACGGCAACCCAGTTGACCAGCATCGCGTCTGATGCGGGGGCATCGACGATCACTTTCGGTGGAGGTGATCCGGTGGCGCTCGGACTGCATGTCGGCAGCATCTTCCGGCTTGGCGGTCTGACCGGCGGCGGTACGGCCAACAACGGAACGAACTTCATCGTTGTCGGCTTTAGCGGCCCTACCAACGAGGTCGCCAAGGTCTTCCCGGCGCCGTTCACGATGGTTACTCCCGTGACGACCTTTACGCTCGATACGGTCGGGTCGAACCTGATCATCCCGTCGACCGGGTTCGTTTCGCGGAAGTTCGCCATCGAATCCTTCCACGAAGACATCAACGTCTCACGCCTGTTCACCGAGGTTCGCGTCGGCGGCTTCAAGCTGGGCCTTCCGGCTTCTGGGCTGTCGACCATCGAATTCACGATGATGGGCCGTGATATGGAGGTGTTCGATGCCGCCACAACGACCCCGGCACCGTTCTTCACGACGCCCGATCCCGAAACGACGACCGGCATTTTTGCCGCCGTCAACGGGATGCTGCGGCTCAACGGTTCAGTGGTCGGCGTGGTTACCGGCCTCGATATCTCGATGGAGCTGTCGCCGAGTTCCGATGCGGTCGTCGGTCAGGATTTCGTGCCTGAAGTCTTCCTTGGATCCGCGGCGGTCACCGGGCAGGTGACCGCGATGCTGGAAGACCTCGAACTCGTCCGCAATTTCCTGGACGAGGACGAGATCGACATCCTGGCGTATCTGACGACTACCCAAGACCCCGGCGCTCCGGCAACCGCCATCTACCTCCCGCGGGTCAAATTTTCGGACGCCGATGTCGCGGTGACCGGGATGGGCGCGCAGACCCTCACCATGCCCTTCACCGCCTTGAAATATGTCGGTTCCGCCGCCGGCGTACCGCAGACCACTTTTATGATGACCGACACCGAGGCGGTCTAACCGTTCTCGTCATTCATTCCTGCCGCCACAGGACAGCCGTCCGCGCAAGCGGATGGTAGTGCGCTACCGGGAGACGCGCTGCTGGCGGGTGGCGCGTCTCCTTTTTCCGCCACTGGCCCGTCGCGATGACGCGCCTTTCCCTCAGAAGGACCGCCAATGTCTGATATCGATGCCGCGCTCAGCGCGTTGTCTCTCGCTGTCGACAAGGCACAACGCATGCCGTTGCTGCACTATCAGAGCCGCCAGCCGCTTCGTGACGCGGAAGGACACGAAGCCTACATCGAGATCTATTCCTCCGACTCCGACATCGCTCGCAAGCATAACCGTGAAACCCAGCGCCGCCGCCTCAACATGCGAGGCCGCGGCCGCTTGTCGCCGGAGGAACTGGAAGCGGAGGCGACAGACCTTCTGGTGGCGCTGACGACCGGCTGGTTCCTGTTGACGCCAGATGGCGAGCCGCTGGGGCTGCCGTTCACGGCAGAGAACGCTCGCAAGGTCTATGACAAGGTCACTTGGATCCGCGAGCAGGTCGATGAATTCGCGGCTGATCGGGGAAATTTTACGCCAGCCTCGTCTTCGACCTTATCGAATGGGCTGAAGTCGAGTTCAGAGCCAACCGCAAAACGGTAGACGGTTCGACTGAGCGCGAGCATCTGGAATCTGGCGCGGCGCAGTGGGCCAAGATACCTGCCGCGCTGCGCCCTGCCAGCCGCCGTGATCAGCCGGTCAAGCTGCCGGTCATCGATGATGGTCCGCAGTTTCCCAGCGTCTTGGATTATCTCTGGGGTTGGTTTGAGGAGATCTCGTTTGGCCTCGCGCCCAACGGGTTCGCCCCGCCGGTTATCACCTGGGAAGCTTTGCGAGCGTGGCAGGCGTTGGCTGATGTCGGTCAATTGGAGCCGTGGGAAGCGAAGACGCTGGTGCAGCTTGGGATGCTGCGGGCGAGCATTTCGGCTGAGAAGAGCGAAGCCGAGAACCGTAGCAACCGTCAATCACCGGACGCGGTAGCGCAAGCCCGGATGGGCAGTGCCGGGTCGGGACCGAGGCGCGGGTTGTCGCTACCGAGGTGATCAAAACGAGGTGGAAGTGAACCGTGGCTAGTCTTGTCGATACCCTTATCGTCAAGCTGTTGGTGGAGGGGGCTGATAAGCTCTCTGACACCGATATCGCGCTGCGTCTGCTTGATGCGACCCAGGAGAAGGTCGCCAAGTCTTCAAAAAAGGTGGCGGATGCCGCTGAAGGCGTAAGCGTCAGCAACGAGAAGATAACCAAGGCTACGCGGACTACGACTACTGAATTGACGAAAGTCATCACGGCACATGACAAGGCGTCCGCTGCTGCCTTCGCCTATGCAAATCGCGTTCAGCAACTTTCCAGAATGTCCGAGGAGGGGACCGGGACTGAAGAGGCGAGGGCGAAGGCGCTGGAACTGGTGACGGCGAAGATGCAGCAGACTATCGCTGCACTCGATAAAACTACCACAGCCACCCAGGAATACAGTGGAGCTGTCGAGGCGGCGGTCGGCCACATCACGGCTTATGCGGCAGAGATCGATCGACTGAGGGCGAAATATTCTCCGTTGACTGTGGCAGCGGCTGAATTCGCCACCACGATGAAGGAGGTCGATAGCGCGCTTCGCCTAGGGGCGATAAGCCAGACTGAACACGCGACCGCAGTCGCGCAGACGACCCTTGCCTACGAGAAACAGGTCGTCGCCTTGCAGAGCGCGGCGAACGATGCCAAGGCGGCGTTCACCACCGGCATGGACGCCCAGGTTCTTGCCTACAACAAGAAGATCGAGGAGCTTGTTCCGCTTTACGACAAGGTGGGAACGGCCGCGGCGCGGTTCGCCAAGGTTCAGTCTGAAGTCAATATGCTGGTTTCGGCTGGACGGCTTGACCAGGAGCAAGCCAACAAGGCGTTACAGGAAGCGGCCGCGGCGCGAGACAAGGCGTCTGGTCAGGCTACCCCAACCACGACGGCAGACAAGATTTTCCCGCAGGAAGCCGTCAATCACATCAAGGCGTTTAATGATGAGGTTGACCGGCTGAAGACCAAGTTCGACCCGGTCTACGCCGCCGAGCAACAGCAACTCGCGGCGCTGAAGGAGATCGGTTCAGCGTTCATGCTGAACGCCGTCAGCGCGGATCAGTGGCGCGCAGAAGTCGACAAGATACAGGCTTCGTTCGCTCGCGCCATCGAGTCGATCAATGCGGCCAAGGAAGCCCAGCGCGGCCTGGCGATGCCGCAAGACCAGGACGCTCAGATCAAAGCCTTTGCCGATGAGGTTGATCGGCTGCGGCTCAAATATGTGCCGCTGGTCGCAATGGAAAAGGAGCATGAGAAGGAAGTAGCGGCGATAAACAAAGCTTACAATGTAGGGGCAATTAAAACTCAAGCAGAGCTTCAAGGGGCGCTGACAACAGAGACCCAGCGATACGATTCTGCACTTAAAAGTCTCAGCAGCAACCTAGATCACTCTAGCAATCAAACGGGTAAGGCGACCCAGACAACTGGGCAGCTTAATGCCGCAGTCACCAACATGGGGTTTCAGCTTAACGATATCGCCTCTGGTTTGCTAAGTGGTCAAAGCCCGTTCACGATCCTTGTTCAGCAAGGTGGGCAGGTCATCCAAGCCTTCGCCCAAGGCGGCGGTGTCGGGCCGGTCTTAAGGGGCGTGAAGGACGCCATCGTGGGGATGATCACGCCGACCACCCTCGCGGTGACGGCGCTGGCGGCGCTTGCGGTCGGGTTCGCGGTCATTCTTGCGCGGGCCATTTCCAATACGGCAGCGATCAAGGAGTTCAATAACGCGCTCGGCACGGTCGGTGACAATTCAAGCACGACCATCAAAGGGATGGAAGACGCCGCGTTGGCGCTGCGAAACGTCGGTGTAGCGGCGGCGGATGCCAATAAGTTTGTCTCCGATCTTGCTCGCAATACAAAGATTAATCCCGATTATGCCAAAGAGATCACTGAGGTCGCGATTGCCACTGCCAGGATTCGCAACGTCGATGTGACGCAAGGCATCAAAGATTTTCAAGCTGCTATGGATGGCAGCATCCAGACGATGGTTGATTTTGCCTTCAGCATTCACGCGATCGACAAGGCGGAAGCGGGAAACTTGATAACTATGGCCCAGGAGGGCAAGGGCGCTGAAGCGATGAATCGCGCCTTTAGGGACATCAGAGATCAGGCCAAAGCTCTTGCCGGCAATACTGACGATTCGACTAAGGCAGCCGAGAAGTTTCGCAGTGCGTGGAACGGACTTCTGGACGCTCTTTCCAAAGGTAGTGCCTTTAAACTGGCGCAAGAAAATCTGACGCAGTTGGCGGTTGATCTGACCAACCTGATAGAGAAGGGTGCGATTTTCAGTGCTAAGTTTATGGAAAAGCATGGGCTATCGATAGAAGGTGCGCCCTTAGCCACAGGCAATGTAGCTAGCAGTGGTGCCCCGGCACCCGGCTTCGGAACGACGACGCCAACCTACGGCGGTGATTACGGGACGCTGCTCAGCGGGAACAGAGCTACGGTCAGGCCGGGTGTGGTTATGACACCTAATGCCCCGGCTTATATCGACACGATGCAGAATGTGGTCACTCAGCTTCCCCCCGGTTACGGGATCGTCATCACCAGCATCGGTCGTACTAAATCAAATTCTTCGGTCGGCGCGAATACGGCACACAACCCGGCTGCTGGCGGGGCGTTCGACTACAAAATCATCAATACGACGACCGGGCAGGAATACCCGAATGTCGGACCCGATACGACACCTGGCGGTCTTTACGGGCAGACGTTTCAAAACGCCGCAGCGTTCATTGGGCAGAAATATCCGGCATTGCTGCCGTTCATGGAAAACGGCGCGCTGTTCGGGGCAAACGGTGGGCCGATCAGCGCGACCTCGCCACCCGATATTGGTCATATCGGGTTTAGGGGCGCACCGACAGTTACTGGCCTTGCTGCCAATCTAAGTGGCAGTGTCGCTGGTGGGGGTGGTGGGCCGTTTGTTAGCCAAGATCCGAAAGCCGTCGCGGCTCTTGACGCTGCTTTGGCTGAGCAGAATAGATTGCTCGGCCAGAGTGTTACGGTCAATGAAACACTGAGCGGCCCAATCGCCAGGGCGAGAACTGAGGCTTACGCTGCATATAATCAAGAACTCGCCACCAGTAAAAATGAGAAGTTGGCAGAAATTGCTGGAGTTAATCGTTACAATAATTCGCTAAAAGAGCAGGGGGTCGCACAAGATACTGCCAACCAGAAGGCTGACCTTGCTATCAAGGGGGCGGAAGGTGTTGCAAATGCTTATCTAGATAGTGAGCAGGCTGGCATTAAAGCGGCGGCGGCGGAACAGGCCCGTGTCGATGTTATGGAACACGGCGGCGATGTCGCGCAACAGACCCAACGGATTCTGAACCAGCAAGCTACCGAGGCGCTGACCGCCAGCGCCAAGGCGATCCCAGGTCTTCAGCTACAAACCAAGGAAACTGAGCGTCTGGCTGAAGCCACAAAAGGTGGCGCAGCGGCTCAGCATGACATGGAGCTTCAGAACCAGGCGACGAGTGCTACGCACGATGTGGTCGCCAAGGCTGAAGCGACCGGCAATGCGGCGTATATCGCGGAAGCAAAGAACCTTGAGGCGGTGACGCTGGCGCTCATCAAGAAGAATGACGCGGCGCAGACTTCAGTGGAAATAGCAAAACAGATCAACGCGAACAAGGATCAGATTGATATCGACAAGGTCGAGGCTCAGTACGCTTTCCAGACCACTGAAGAAATCCAGCGCCAAGTCGCCTTGTTGCAGACGAAGCAGTTCCTCTTGAGCAAGGGCAAGGATTTAAACAGCGCGGAGTCCCAAGCTTTACTTAAGAACGTCGATTCGTTGCAAGAGGCGAACATTGCTCTTGCCGAACAACAGCGCAGCGCGCAACGGCTCAACGACGTATTGGTGGGTGTTGGTCAGACCATCGACCAAGCGATAACCCAGAACGTCTCGAACGCACTCAGCGGAAAGAAGATCACTGCGTGGCACACGATCTTCAAGGATGCCTTGGTGCAGCTTGAGTCGCAGCTTATTTCGATGTCGGTCATCAAGCCCGCCATCGGGTCGCTACTGGGGATGCTGAACTTTGGCGGCGCGGCGTCGAATTTCGGGACGTTTGGCGGTGGCGGCGGCGCGAGTTTGTTGAGCGGTATCTTCGGAGGTAGCCTTGGTGGTGGGGGCCAAGGTACTAGCGGTGCCACTGGCGCTCCGATAACCCTGGAGCAAAGAGACAAAGAGGGCAATCTCACTGGTACGCTCAGTACCGTTTCGAGCGTCGGCTCGCTGGCAAATACCGGGTCGGGCCTTTTTGGCGGCGGCGGCAGCGGCGGGATATTCGGCGGGCTGGGCAATTTCCTGAATAATAATGTCGGCACTTCGCTTGGCTTTGCGCCCACTGGTTTGACCCAAGGCACTGGTGCCGGTGCCGGTATCTTTTCAAACGCGGCGGGCGTCACGTCGGATGTTGCTGGCGGGGGTGTTGCGTCTGGTCTGTTTGGCGGCACCACGCTGACAAGTGCGCTTGGTGGTATCGGTGCCGGCGCGACCGTGGGGTCGCTCGCCAACATGTTCATCGGGCCGATGATCGGTGGTGGAAAATCGACCGGCGGCATGATCGGCTCGACCGGCGGCGCTATCGCCGGCACACTCTTGGGCTCGCTTATCGGCATGCCTTTTCTCGGCGGTCTTATCGGCGGCTCGGCGGGCGGCTTACTCGGTGGCTTTTTTGGCCCCAAGCCCGCCAACAACGCCGGGAGCGGCTCGCTCAATCTGGCGACCGGCCAATTGGGCGCGTTCACCAGCGGCGGTGTGGCCGCCAACGATCAGGCGGCGCAGGGCATCCTTCAGCCGATTTCGACGACGTTGGCTAACATCACCCAGATTCTTGGTGCGTCGGTCCTGCCCCAGGCGACGTTGATCGCGCAGGCCGGGTCGCGGGATGGCATCAAGGTGAACATCGCGTCGGGCGAAGGGGTCAAAAGTTTCACCGGCTCGGACGCGGGTGCGGTCGTTCAAGAAGTCGCTCAGTTCCTTTTCGAGCATCGTGACCTATCCGCCTTGAGCCCGACGTTGCAAAAAGCTGTCGGGTCGCTCGACATCAACCAAATCCAAGACACGACCCAACTGACGACCGCTGTAAATTTCTCGAAGATTTACGACACCATCGTAACCGCTGCCGACTCTGCCTTCCAAAGCATCGAGAGTGGAGCCCAGCAGGCGGGGCCGTTTGAACAAGCGATGTCGCAGATCACCGATACGTTCGCTCAGTTGACCACGCAGGCCCAGCAATACGGGCTGTCGATCGACCCGATCAACGCGGCGTTGGCGGAGGCGACGAAGCGGATCAATGTCGATTTCGCCAAGGCGGTTGACGCGGCGTACAACACCGCGACCGGAAATGACTTCCTGAACGGTGTTCAGTCTCTCGTCGATAACTATGCATCGATGGCTCGCGAAGCGTCGGCGATCGGTGCCAGCACTACTGTTTTCGACAAATTGGGTCAGACATTTGACGCTTCTTTGAAGACGATGTTTGCTCAACTAAACAGCACGCAGCTTAATGCGGTCATTGCTGCGTTTGGTGATCTTGGTAATGACCTTCCGGCGCTGGCCGCTTCGGCGCGGGATGCGGCTCTGGCGTCCGAGGCATTGATCGCTGCCCAGAACCAGCAAGCCCAGATTTATCAAAATCAACAGGACTCTTACACGGCGGCCAACCAAGGATTTCTGGCGCAGCTTCGCGATCTGGACAAGGCGCGGATCGCCACCCAAGCGACCAACAAGTCGCTTGGTCTTGGCCCCGATCAGGATGCTCAGGTGCAGGAAACCGAGCATCGCGCGGCGCTGAATATTTTGATGGCGCTGACTAACGATCAGATGGAATCGGCCCGTGCTGTCCTAGCCCAACTGAACCCGGCTTTCGCGGCGTGGGTCGACGAGGCCGAGGCGGCTGTCAAGGCGACGAATGACGGTGCGGACGCCTCGGCGCGCGCAGCGAAGGTGTTGCAGGATCAGGCGAATATCCAAGCGTACCTCAACCAGCTTCAGACCCAATCGAGCGTGTTCACCTCGGGCAAGAGCCGACTTGATGCGGCGCAGTCGCAGTACAATACGACGCTGGCTGCGGCACAGGGCGGCGACGAAACTGCTTTGTCTCAGATCACCACGGCAGCGCAGACCTTGCTGACAAACGTCAGCGACTATTACGCATCGAGCGCGCCGGGGCAGGCGATCTTTAAACAGGTGCAGGATCAGTTGACCGCGCTGCTCGGGACGGGCCTCACGCAGACGCAGGACAAGACCACGACCGATGTGGTCAACGCGATCACCGATGACACGGCGACGACGACCAATGTCAGCAATGCCAATTCGCTGTCGCTGATCAATGCCGGGATCGACGCGGCCAAGCAGATCACCGACAACGCGATCTCGACGACGCAGGGCGTGATCAGCGCCGCCAAGTCGGCCAACGACAACATCGTGGCGACGACGATATCGACCAGCGTCGACATGACCAATGCCACGCTGAACGGCGCGGCAACGATCGTCGGTGGCACGGCCACGCAGTTCGTCGCCCAGACGGCGACCTTGATGACCGGCACCGGCACGATCGTCGATGCGACGGGCGTCACCACGGCGGCGGTGATCAGCACCGGCTCGGACCTTGCCGCCGGGACGCAGGCGGTCCTCGACAACAACGTTGCCAATTCGGCGAGCCTTATCTCCGCGAACAGCAACAATGCGATCGCCACGATCAACAATAACGTGGCGAACGCGGCGGCGCTGCAAACCGCCAGCGCGGCGAACGCGAAGGCGATCATGGACGGCAACACGGCCGACGCGGCGACCATTACCCAGCGCACGACCGACACGACCAACTCGTTGATGGCGGCCAATGAGAACCACACGGCGATTCTGACCGCCACGGCTCAGTCGACGAGCGATCACGCTGTCGCCTCGGCGACCTCCAATACTCAAGCGATCGTCGCACAGGCTGATCTTGGCACGCAGCAGAGCATCGCGACCTACAACGCTGCGGCGGCGGGGATCGTCAATACGACGGCGGCGAAGTCGGATGCCTTGCTGAACCAGACAGTCGCTACCGGCAATGCCGCGCAGGCGACAGCAAACGCGAACACCGCCAATTTGGCCGCGAAAGCGGACCAGCAACTGTCGGCGGCGCAGACGACCTCAGATACGGTCGCAGCGGCCGCAAGCTGGATCGTGGGCACGATCAATAGCGGCTTCAACTGGCTGGTGCCGACCAACGCAGCGTGGGCGGCTAATATTTACAATCAGATCGCGGCGTGGACCCAGGCCGAGATCAACACGATCAATGCCGCGGTCAACTGGCTGGGCGGCTTCCTGAACGATCAGAACAACAACCAGATCGCCACGATAGCGAACTGGTCGAACGCGATCATCCAGAGCCAGGTGGCGTGGGACAACGCGATCAACGGCACGCTGAGCACTTGGCTCAGCGGCTTGTATGGCGTTTCGGCGGGCAGCTCCAATGGGATCGTTCAGGCGGTCTTTGCTTCGGCGGATTCGATCAACGGGTCGGCCTGGAACAACGCCAATTGGGAGGTGGCGACAATTTGGGCGTCGGCGAATTCGATCATCGGCAGCGCGGCGAGCGATGCGAATGTCATCGTCGGCGCGGTCTATGGGTCGGCGAGTAGTGTTATCGGGTCGGTGACGGCTTACGAAAACGCCACCAGAGCCTCGGTTGATTCGACTAATCAGAATCTCGCGGGATGGTTAAATAATGTCTATAACGCTGTTAATGGAGCCAACAACAACGACGTATCGTGGAACCAGAACCTTTATAACAAGCTGCAAGAAATCCTAAATAACATGATCGGGTGGATGAATAATCTTTATGGTGAGCTTCATCTTACTCGTGAATACATCAATCTTCTGACGGAGGTGACGATCCAGTTCGATGAGTGGATGGCTGGAGCTTCTGGCGCGCAGTTGGACGCGATGAACAACATCCAAAACACGCTTCGTCGTCAGGCATTTGGATAATGCAAACTGTCTCCGATCGGGCATTTCGAGAAGCGAGGTCGATCACCGGCTCGCGCGGTCAGATTGTTTATTTGATCGAGGTCGATGCGTATAATTTCACGACCCAGGCGATCGAGCGTTTACGATACGCCACACAGGGCTTTAACGCTCCTGACGCACCGGGATATTACCAGGGCCGGGTGATGACCCCGCCAGACTTTGGCCGCTTCTTGCTGGCTCCAGGCGCGACTTCTGGCACAAACACGGTGACGCCGGGAGATGTTGTCCTGGCGAATAACGACCGGGCACTTGATGGGTTGCGCGACTATGGGATCGGCGGCCAATCGATCAGGATTCTAATCGGCCACACAACCGACAATTACACAGGGTTTATTCCGCTGGCTTCGGGCCGCGTCGAACAGGTTCTGTTCGATCTCGTCGTCGGTCAGAACACCACGACCGACACGGTCACGCTGCGCTTCCGCGATCGGCTGCTGGATTTCTCGTTACCGATTCAGAACCATCGTTATCTGGGCAACAATGTTGCCCCTGACGGCGTCGAAGGCGGCGACGATTTGAAATCTAAGCCGGTCCCTTTGATGTGGGGCAAGGTCTATAACGTCACCGCGACCAACGTAAACGCCTACAAGGACATCTATCAGGTCGCGGAAAACCAAATCTCGACGCTGGTGCAAGTTTACGATGCGGGCGAGTTGCTGACGCCGGGTCCGTCATATAGCTCGCTCGCTGCTTTGCAGGATGACGCGCAAATCCCGACGCCGGGTTATTTCCGCTCATATATCGGCAGCGAAGGCAGCTATTTTCGGCTTGGAGCTACGCCGAAAGGGACCATCACCTTCGATGCGATCGAGGGCGCGACCGCTGCTGATTGGTCGGCTGGTCAGGTTGCTTTCCGCATCCTCACGAGCAAAGGCGGCCTCAATCCCTCCGAGATCAGCATGGAGGATCTTACCGTCCTTGATGCGCTCAACCAGAACTCGGTGGGCATTTACGTCGGCGACGAGTCGAACATTCAGACCCCGATTGATGCGATCTTGTCATCGATTGGCGCGGCTGGCGGGTTCGATCGGCTCGATGTGTTCCGCATGCGGCGAATCAATTTGCCGCTTATTGAAAACGCGACTGCCGTTCTGCGGGCGCCGATAACCAGCAGCAAGCTTGCCGTTGATGAAATCCGCGTGATCTCGGTGCGGTTCATCCCGACCAACGACCCCGATAAAGGTGTTCCGACCTACGAGCAGACTATCAACTACAGAAAGAACTATACTGTTCAGGCGGGTAACGGTCTTGCGAGTCAGGCGCTTGACGATCAGACGTTTGTGAATTTCGTCGGCAGCGAGTTTCGTACCACCGTCCGAGACGCCGCGTGGGTCAAGGTCGGCAATCCGCTGGCGATCAAGAAGAGCATGGATAGCCTGCTGACCGAATCGCTGGCGGCGGATGAAGAATGCGAGCGGCAACTTACGCTCTATTCGGGGCGGCGCGACTTTATTGAGCTTGAGGTATCGCTGAATTTTGATGTGATCGCCGCGATCGACATCGGCGATGTCGTCATGCTGTACATCCCCGCCTACGGTTACGACGCCGGTCAGCCGATGCTCTTGACCGGAATGATCTACAACACTTCGCGGAACGTCCTGACAATCGAGGCGTGGGGTGGCAAGGAGAGCATTGTCATCGACCTGGCCGACACAATCGATGACACCAGCACGGTCGAGGATTGGGGTGTGGTCGGGGCCACTCTGGTCGGTTGGACGGGGATCGGCACGGTCTTGTCGCTGGGTATCGACCGGGCGCTGCCGTTCGATTTCGGGACATTGGACATCGTGAGGCAGTTCATCACATGACCAACCCCATTTTTGGCTACCCGACTGCGACGAACGCTTTCACGCTGGGCGGCGGCAACTACGTCGCTGAATACCCACGCTCCAATCTGCAAACCGATGATCTTGCCCAAGTCGCGCGTACACCCGACCTCCAGGCGACCTCGACTTATTTCTTCGGCACCTCGACGATCGCAGTTCAGGTTGGCGTGATCGGGTTGTTCGGGATCAATCTTACCCCAAGCGCCCACATCAGGTTGCGCTACTGGAGCGATGCCGCGATGGCGACGACCCCGTTGCTCGATACCGGCAACGTGCCGGTGTTTCCCGGCGCCCGCCTATCGGACCCGCACTGGTTCTTTTGGAACGGCACCAACTACAACATCCGCGCCTTTCGTATCGACCTATCCGACGCCACCAATCTGGCAGGTTATCTCGATGTCGGCCGGCTGGAGATCGCCTTCGCCTACGAGGCTGGGTTTGGTATGGCGCAAGGTGCTCAACGCGGGCGCACCCTGCGAACCGGGTTCAGCCAGACACCCAGCGGGATGAAGTTCTTCAGCCCCTACCCGTCTCCCCGTGTTTTAAAAGCCACCTTTGACGCGAGCGATGCCGAGGCGTCGGACTTCTACTTGGAGATTTTGCGGGTTTACGATCTCTACGTCCCGTTTATCGTGATCCCAGAGCCTGACGATACCTTGCGCTGGAACCAGAGCGCCATGCTGGCCCGCTTCACGACGCAAGGCCCGTTGGCAAACTGGGTCGATTTCACTCGTAGCCAGATCAGCCTTGAATTTGAACAGGTGCTGTAGGCGATGTCGCACAAACAGCTTCAGCAAACGAGAGGAACAGACACCAGCCTTGCTAGTTATACGCCGCTGCAAGGCGAGGTGGTTATCAATGTTTCCAACGGAGATATCGTCGTTGGTGACGGTATGGCTGTCGGTGGAAAGTGGATATTCGAGCCTATACCGGGTAGGTCTTATATCGGTCGTGCTATTATTGGTACGCAACCTCCAGCTAACCCGTATCCAGGGACGTTATGGTTTGATTCCTTTGGCGCTCAACTCTACATTTATTTTGACGACGGTAACAGCGCACAGTGGGTTGCGGTTGTAAATCAGCCGGGGCCGCAAGGCCCGCCGGGAACGGGTGACGGCAGCGGCGGCGGTTCGATCACTGCCGTCATTCCTGGCGTCGGGCTGACCGGCGGCGGAACGAGCGGTCAGGTTTTTATCAGTCTGGCGGTGCCGGTTTCGATTGCCAATGGCGGGACCAATTCGACGACGCCGGTCGCCGCGCTCGCAGCCTTGGGCGGGCTTCCACTCGCAGGCGGCACCCTTACCGGCGCGCTCGCGATCAATCCTGGCAGACCGCATGCGCCGGTTGGTTATCCGGTACTCTTTCTCGCGTCGAACGATGGACCGGAAGGTGTCGGGCATATGCTCGATGCCTATGCCAATACCGCGAGCGGCAACCCATTCTACCTCTGCCGCTTCTCCCGCGGGAACGCGGCGGCTCCAGCGGCTGTACAGGTGGGCGACCTCGTCGGGTTCTTCGGGTCGAACGGGCGGCTGGCGACCGGCTACAGTCAAGCCGTGGCGGGCGTGCAGATACGCGCCACCGAGAATTGGACGGACAGCGCAGCCGGGGCGGCGATCGAGTTCGTCACCAACACGCCGGGAACGATCAACTCAGTCCTGCGGATGTCGCTCAGCCGGGGGCTGGCGCTGACCACCGCTGCTGGGGGGATGCCGACCGGCGGCGATTTGGGTGCCGGGACCGTCAATGTGACGGGCGGCTATTATATCAACGGCGTTCCGATCACTGCGGGTACTGGCCCAGCCGGTCCTCCAGGCCCTGCTGGACCCGCTAGCACGGTGCCGGGACCACCTGGGCCGAGTGGCCCGACCGGCCCTGCTGGACCCGCCAGCACAGTGCCGGGACCGCCGGGGCCGAGTGGCCCGACCGGACCCGCCGGCTCAGCCGGAACCCCCGGCTCGATATGGTATGAAGGCTCTGGAATACCTGCCCTCGCGCTCGGCAATATTGGTGACTTCTATATCGACGCAGACACTGGTGACTTCTATCAGAAGTCGAATAACGGTCTGCTGATGACGACGGTCTGGAATTGGAACACTCCCGGCGGCGAACCCAACTACAGTTCGCCAATCCTTGTCCCGAAGGCTGGCTTCGCCAATGCGCGAGCGGCGGGCGTCAACCAATGGGTTGTCTTTCAGACTTGGGATTGGTTCCTGTACGTCTTGGACTATGCCAACGGTGCAGTTCGCTGGCGCTATGCGTTCGCGGACTCCTGCTACGGTCGCTGCCAAGCGGGCGATGTCAACGGCGACGGCGAGCCTGAGTTCTTCGGCGCTAGTCACGACGGCACCGTCCGGTGCCTGAATTCGACCGGCGGGTGGATTTGGCAGTGGCATAGCGTCTACGATCGTGAAGGCACCGGCACGGTGACCTCGGCAACTCAATTCAACATCACCGATACGACGAAGAACTGGGTGCCAAACTGCTTTAACTTTCGCGGGGTTCAGGGCGAGAACGCTTCCATTCAGATCACCTCTGGGACCGGCGCGGGTCAAACCCGCGAAATCTCTCAGACCGATGCAAACAAAATCTGGACATACGATGCCTTCTCGCCGATCCCCGACGCCACTAGCCATTACAAGGTCATTCCTGCTTACGACAGCGACGGTTACTACCAGCATGCCGGGACGCTCGTCGGTACGGCGCTGTACGTCTGTTGCTTCGACGGGCAGATCGTCCGGCTGAACGCAACGACCGGCGCGATGGTCTGGCGCTATCAGACGGGGGAGAGCATCGAGCCGTTTCCGCTCGTTATGGACGTAGATGGCGACGGGCAGGCCGAAGTCTGCGTGGGCAGCGTGGATGGTTATTTTTACTGCCTGAACTCAGCGACCGGCGCTCTGAAGTGGCGAACAAAGCCGTCCTCGACCGGCGATGATGGGATGGATGCGTTCGTCTCGGCCGCCGACATCGACGGCGATGGTGTGATCGAAATCCTCGCATCGAGCCGGTCGAACAATGTCTACGTCTTGAATGGTCAAACGGGCGCAGTGAAGCACGCAACCATCGATATGGGCGCGGACGTGGACGACCGGCCCGCGATTTTCGCCGATGGCCGCTTTGTCGTCGGTAACGATCTCGGCATCGTCTGGTGCTTCAATACAGATGGCACTTTGCACTGGCAGGCCCAGCTTGCCCCCGGTGGAATCGGGATCAACTCCAGCCCAAGCATCGTCGACTTCGGATCGCATGGCGGCGTCGTCGCGGTAAGCTGCGACATGAGCGGGACGGTCGGCGCGTATAGTGAAGCGGGCGCGATGGTCGGGCAGTTCCGCATGCCGGCAGGGATCGAAGGAACGCCATTGATCGCGGACCTCGATGGCGACGGTAATGTCGAGTTTCTGATCTCGACACTCGATGGGCATGAAACGCTACTGCGTCTCGCCGGGACGGGCGCGAACATTTGGGCGTTGAAGGGAAATCTCCAAGGTCCGCAAGGCGCTGATGGCAGCGGCTATGTGGCCGGTTCCGGCATCAGCATCGATACCGGAACGTCGCCACCGACGATCTCGACCTCGACCTCATTTTTGCCCACGGGCGGCGGAACGATGACCGGCGCGCTCACCTTGGCCGCCGACCCAACCGCGAACCTCCAGCCAGCAACCCGCCGATATGTCCGCAGCGTGCCGCTCTCCTTCATCCTGCCGGGTAAGCCTGCGGCCAGCGCGGTCTTCAACGTGGTCATCGGGATGGCGTTGTCCATCCCTGCCGCCTTGGCGGGATCAGTGGTCTATGACAGCGTGAGAAGCACCGCCAACGCGACCTTCACCGTGAACAAGATTTCGGGCGGCACGACGACCGCAATCGGCAGCATCGTGATCACAACCACGTCGGCAACCTCCTGCACCCTGTCGGGCGCTGGAGCCTCTCTGGTGGCGGGCGATGTGGTGCAGCTCGTCGCGCCGGCATCGCAAGACGCGACCTTGGCCGACATCGGCATCACCGTGATCGCGCAACGGCCTTAAGGGGATCAGTCATGGCTTTTCAGTACGGCGTGGCTTTGCGGACCAATCAGGCGGCACAGATTCAAGCGTCGATCGGGGCCAGCGGCACGCTCAAAATCTTCAGCGGTGCCGAACCCGCCAACTGCGCCGCCGCCGATCCTGCTGGGCTGCTCGCAACGATTACGCTGCCCGCCAGCTTCCTGACCAGCGCCAGCGGTCAGACGACCATTGCTGGCACTTGGAGCGTCAATGCTTCTGCCACTGGCACGGCGGCGAGCTTTCGCATGTATGACGGCTCGTCCGTTTGTCATGTTCAGGGTAACTGCACGACCGACCTCGTCCTCAACAATACGTCGATCACCAGCGGGCAGACGGTCAGCGTCACTTCGTTCACGGTCACCAGCGGAAACGCTTAATGCCCCAAGAGGGGTGAGCCGTGGCCGATGAGGTCGTCGCCCTAGTAGGCGTTCCTAACGCCCTCGGCACCGGGACCGTCAAGACCGGAACGACGGTTTCGTTTGCCTCGACGGCGGCGGTTCCGACCAACGGCCTGGTAGTCGTCTGCGCGGCCGGCTTTCCGGTTAGCGCGCTCGCCAACGCGGTTTCGTTTGGCGGCATCACTTTTACCCGACAGGTTTCGCAAGCCGGGACCACGTCTTACGGGGCGATCTTTACCGGGCTGAATGCCGGCGCGCAGATCGCGGCAGGCACGACGCTCACCGTTACCTACTCTGCCGCCACTGCCGGTGCCGTGTCGGCGTTCTATGCGATGGGCGTCGATGCGACGACGCCGGTCGATACGACGGTCACGGCCTTTGCCACTGGGTCGAGTACAGCGCCATCGGTCCAGATGGCTGTCGCCCCGGCGCTCGCCAATTCGCTGGCAATCGGCTGGGTTGCGACCAACGGCCCGCAGGGCGATGCATTCACGCAGGCGACCGGCGGCTGGGCCGTCCCGCCGACGCGCATCGGCACCACGGGCGGCACGGCAACCAACAACGAGACGGGTGCTGGCGGCAGTCTGGTAACCAGCGCGCGATTGACCTATGCCCCGACGCTCGGCACCAGCCGGTCATGGGTGGCGATGGTCATCGCCCTTCGCCCTTACGTCGGCCCGGTCAGTGGCACGGTGGCGGTTACCGAGGCAAACGATAGCCTCGCCCGAATACCCTACGGAGCTAAATGGGGGCTGATCGCCCATACCGCCCAAGCGGTCAGTGGACCGACGAACACGACGGCGACGGCGATCGATACGACCGGGGCTAATTTAATAGCCTTGGGTTTTACGATGTACAACGGGAATTACACTGTCCCGTTGAGTGTTACAGACAATCTAGGAAACAACTACGTTCCAGCCGGAACGCAGGCGACAAACACCGCTGAAATATTTACGCATCTTTATTACTGCCTAGCTCCGAATGTTGGGCCAGGACATATTTTTTCGGTCAATAACCCAAACGGCAACGATACCAATTCGGTTCTGACGGTTGCTGCCTTTGCCGGGTTGGGCGATTACGCCTTCGATCAGGGCAGCAACGGCCCTGCCGGGACGACGACGGCTAGCACCGGCTCGATCACGCCGACTGCCCCTGACGAGTTGCTGGTTACCGGCGTCGGCGCGGGGGTCGCCGGTTCGAGCATCACCGCCATCACGGGCGGCTTCACGATCACCGACGCTATCAGTTTTGCTGCGGGGGTCAACGAGGGCGGCGGGCTTGCTTACCTGATACAGGTGGGTGCTGCGGCGGCGGCAAACCCGGTCTGGTCGACGCCCGCAGCAACCCGGTCGGTTGCCAAGATCGCCTCGTTTAAGGCTCTCTCCAGCGTCGTCGCGCCAGCCACCGGAAATCTGGCGGTCACCGAGGCGAACGACACGATCGCCGCTGTCGGTGGGTCAGATTGGGTCTTGATGGCAAGGACCGCTCACGCGAGTCCTTCTGGGGTAACCAACATAACGGCGGCGATCGATACGACCGGGACGAACTTCATCGCCCTAACTTTTACGATGTATGGGGGAAACTATACCGCCCCAGCAAATATCACAGACAACAAAGGAAACATTTTTCTTCCTGCCGGGGCTTACGATCAGGTTCTCAGCAACGAGCTGCTGACCCAGATTTATTTTTGTCCTAATCCGGTTGTCGGCACGGGACATATCTTTACTTACACGCAGGCTGGAACCAACGATACGAACTCGGTTCTTGCGGTTGGTGCTTTCGCTGGGCCGAAAAACTACAACTACTCGCTGGATCAGTTTAGGAACGGTGCCGCCGGGACGACATCATGCAGCCCCGGCTCGATCACGCCAGCGATCGACAAGGAACTACTGATCCTGGCGGCGGGTTCTGGCGTGGCTGGGTCAAGCTTCGGCGCTGTCGATAGCGGCTTTACGATCGCCAACGCGATCAACTTCACGTCGGGGTCGAATGAAGGCGGGGCGATGGCTTACCTAAGCCAAGGCCAAGTCGCCGCAGTCAACCCGGTGTGGACGATCCCTGGCGGCACCATCGCCGTCGCCAAGATTGCTGCATTCAGGGCCGATCAAACAGTCGGTACGCTGGCGGTTACCGAGGCGAACGATACGCTGTCCGGTGCGGGCGGGCCAAGGGTCAACGGCACGCTGACGGTAACCGAGGCGAACGATGCGCTCGCGGCGGCGGGTGGGCTGGTTGTCGGTGGCGCGCTGGCGATCACCGAAGCGAACGACACGCTCGCCGCCACCGGCAACGTGCCTCTGCCGCCACGCACCGGCACGCTATCGGTTCTAGAGGCTGCTGACGCGATTTCCGCGAGTGGTGTGGTATCTGCCTTCCCGCCGATTTTAGGTACGCTGGCGGTCACTGAGGCGAACGATGCGCTTGCTGCAACCGGCAATGTATCGTTGTCGCCAATTACTTTTGGCGCTGTACAGATTATTGTTATGGCGTAGAGGGGAAGCCTAAAGGATGGCCGATTTTCCGAGCGGACCCGGCCTGACCGTAGGTCAACTGTTCACCAGCGGCTGGTCGACATGGATGTGGGACGGCGTCAAATGGATGGCGAGCGTGCCATCGGGCGGCGTCTACGAGCCGGTGTTCGGCGGCACGCAATATCCCATGTACGGGTTCCTCTACAACAAGACCGTCGGCGATCCTGGGTACAGCGCATGGGCAGGGTTTGGGGCGCATCGCTGGCGGTTCGGGATCAGCCCTGGTGACGACTTCGCCGCCGGGTCGATCGATTACCGGGGCTATGCCAGCGATGCTCTGAATATCGTCGGTGCAGGAACGGCATCGGGTAATCGCAAGATCAACTTGTTCGATAATGTCAACGTAACCGGAAATCTAACGGTCGTCGGCACAAGCGTTCTGGACGGCATCACCAATACAGGCGCGATCAATTCGGCCGGCTCGCTGACGATTGCCGGCGCGATTAGCTCGACCGGCTCTACTGCCATCCTCACGTTTCAAGATCGCGCTGGCACGACGAACTGGGGCTGGTACGCGCAGGGTGGCATCGCACGGTTGTGGAACGATCAATCAGGCGACCGGGTCACCTTCGACAGTGGCGGGAGCATCAGCACGCCGGGGTTCATCCGCACCGGGTCGAATATCCTCATGGGTGGGGCGACGCTGTATTTTTCCGGTGTGACGGCTGGCGGGCCTTACGTCTATGCCGACAGCACCAACATGACGACGCAGCTCGGCACCGGCAACGGCTCATTCATCTGGTACAACAATCCCGGCGGGCAAGCGATGTCGCTCTCTGCCGGGGGAAAGTTGATCGCTGCCGGCCAGGTTTCCACCGGGGCAGGGTTACGCATCGGTTCAGTCAACGTCGGCGGCAACACTTGGGCGCAGCTCAATGCGCTGTTCGGCATCGGCAACACCGGCGGCTCGGCGATTGGTTGGAACTTCTCCAATGGTGCAGGCGAGACTGATTGGTTTATCAACCGAAACGGTGGCGGCGGCGGCGGGCTGTTGATCTACGATTTCCCGAATGTAAGTGGTCCGCTGACGCAATTGCTGTCTCTCGATGGCGTCGGCAACCTGGCGGTTCCCGGCAACATAAACGGGGGTAGTCTCAACATTAGCGGTGCGACGACGCTGACCGGGCCGCTCACGATCAACGGGATGCTCACCGCGAACGCCGGGATCAACACTACGGGCCTCAACGCGGTCGGCACCACAGCTCAAATTCTCTGGCAAGATCGAGCAAACACCTCTCTCAGTTGGCTTTGGTACGCGGTCGGCGGGATCACTCGCCTTTACAACGGTGCCGACAGGCTGAGCATCGACGCCAGCGGTAACCTCTATGCTGGTTCCACGGTTTACGCGGCAGGGACCGGGTTCGCCATTAGCGGCACCCAGATGTACGTCTACAACGCGGACGGCACCAACCTGAACATCCGCGTCGGTCCCGCGACAGGCGCTGTCTCCTTCTTCAGCTTCTACGCTGACGGTCACGTCTACATCCCTGGAGCAGTCAACGCGGGCGGCGCGATCACCGCAGGAGGTAATATCAGTGGCCCCAATTTCCTGATTGGCGGCAACGCAACGACCGACGCCGGAACGGTCGGTTTTCTGAATGCAAACGGGCCGGGCATCCAATTCTGGGGAACCGCCACTGGCGGCGCTGGCGAAATTCAGTTTGTCGTGAACGGCGCGGCCGTTGGTCAACTTATCCCCGGTGGCAACCTCAATCTCAACGGCGGGGTGACTACCGCTGGGCAGTTTCTAAAAAGAGGTGGCGGGCCGAGCTACCGCATGTCGCCCAACGCAGGCAGCACCGGCATTGGATCGATGTGGTACACCGATCCGTCCACCATGTACCTGTTGCTGACCGCGAACAATGACGCTTGGGGTACTTGGAACGGGTTGCGTCCCTTTACGGTGGACCTCGCCTCTGGCAACGTGACGCTGGGGCATCGAGTAGATGTAGGCGGCGGTCTTTATGCCAATGCCGGAATCGCGGTCACTGGCGGGTTTACTTCTAACGGTGGCTCGACTTTCAACGGCAACTTAACAGTCACCAACAGCCTCTACGCAAATCAACAAATCTTCATGCCGCTAGACAACTGGCTGTGGCAGGGCGGGCGCGCGGCCATCCTCATGTCGAGCGACGGCAACTTCTACATCGGTGACGGCGGCGCGGGTTGGAGTACGAGATTACGCGGTGTGGGCGTTGCTATTGATGCCTCGTCAATCCGCTTCAATAATAACGATAATGTCAGAATTGTAGCGGCCAGCGGGAACCACGCTCGGCTTTGGTATGAAGTGGGCGGCCTTCGCGTCTGGAGTTGCGGTTGCATCAACAATGGCTGGTGGTATGTCGCCGACGAGAGTGTTGGTCAGATGAGGTTTCAGATCGACACCAATGGCAATGCAACGATCCAGCAAAGTCTGACATGTGGCGGCAACGTCCAAGCCAACGGCAGTACAGGTGTCAACGGCATTTGGTGGGGCAATAACGGCGGCTGGTGGTGGACTGCCTCACCGATACACAGCGACAGTGACATCCAGGCCGGCGGCAGTCTGTGGTTTGGCGGTTGCCAGCTCTACAACAGCGGCGGGTGGGCCTATTTTGTCCAACCGATCACCTGTTCTGACCTCGTTTCACGCGGCAATCTTAACACCACCGGGAACATCGGCTGTAGCGGTTCTACTCTTTCTTTTGGGGGCTTCCGCACGGGTCTTGGTTCCGGCAATGGTCCGATAATTTACGGCGACGGCAACTGGATCGTGGCTATGCCCGGTACGGGCAATCTTGGTTTCATGGTCTACAACTCTTCTGCCTCGTCGATGCATCAGCTCCGCGCCAACGGCGACGCGCAGCATAACGGCTCTATCTATTGTGCCAATGTGAATTGCCTCAATCTTATCTTGGCCCAAAACAACTGGGTGCAAGGAAGAGACTCCGCGAACAATCCTCAAAATATGCTTCTCTTGTATACTGGCGACAACAACATCTACATAGGTGACAGTTCTCGGCTGATCTACATCCGCAGTTCCGCTCACATCGAATGCACTAACGAAGTTCGCACCAGCGGCAGTACTGGCGGATTTATGTTCCAGAACCGAGACTCTGGGAACGCTAACTTCGACTGGCAGTGGTATTCATCCGGCAGTGTCGCCCGCCTGTGGTCGAGCGTCGATGGCGACCGGGTGACAATCGACCGAGGCGGCAACATCAACACGGGCGGCACCTTCACCGCTTGGGATGTTCATGCCACCAGTGGCCTCTTTTGCAACGGCCTGCTGTTCCAGAACTACACCGGCTGGTGGTGGACCGGCTCGCCGATCCATACCGACAGCGAAATGACGTGCAGTGCCCTCAATTTCGGCGGTTGCCGCATCTACAACAGCGGCGGGTATGCCTACTTCGACCAGACAACTCACGCCGCTGGTCATTACTCGCGGGGCGACATCTGGTGCGCGGGCAGCATGACCTCTGGAAACCATCTTCAGGCGAACGGTGGCGGCTGGTGCATCGAAGCACCGAACGGCGGCATCTACTGCCCGAACGAGGTTCACGGTGGCTATGTCACCAGCGGCGGCAATGTCTATGCGGGGAACGACATAACTGCGAACAGTGTGTTTCGGGGCACCGGGAACGGAGGCGCGCGCATCGGGAACTGGCAGGGCAGCGGCTGGGATTGGATGGCGTTCGCCATAATCAGCGGTGGCTATCTTGGGGTCAGTCCAGACCAAGGAGCGTCGGGCTTCAATTACACTCCCAACGCCAGTTGGTCCGACGCGCGACTGAAGCTCAACATCCGAGCCAGCGAGATCGATGCCCTGGCGGTGATCGGCGCGATACCCGTGAGGGCGTTTGATTGGACTGAAAAGGGGCGCGAGCTGATGCCCCGTGACGTGTCTTCCGTGTCTTGCGGCCTTGTCGCGCAGGAACTTGAAGAACTGATACCTGATGCGGTGACTCTCGTTCCGGTTATTGGCGACCTTGCTGGTGACCCGATGCGCTGCATTATTCACGAGCAGCTCGACGCCTACTACATCCGCGCGTTTCAACAGTTGACCGCGCGCATCGAGGAACTGGAAAATCTTGTTCTTAACCCGCCAGAAAGGAATTTGGCATGAACACGCAACAGCCTACACCCGTTACGCCTGAAACCAAACTGACCCTGACGCTTGAGGTTCAGTATTGGAATTTCATCATGCAGATGCTGAACGACACGCCGACGCCTTACCGGATTTCGTCGACCCTGATCCCGCTAATGATGGAGCAGCTTCAGGCGGCAGCCGGTCAGATCGCGACCCAGCAATCCAACGGCAATGGCGTCGACATTCGTCCTCCCGGTCAATTCGAGCGCCCGGTGAACTAAGGGGAGAGTTCCAGTGACCAACTACACTGATGTTCCACAGGTCAACGCGCTCTATCAAGAGCAGCAGCAGGTGCAGACGGCGATCTCGCACATCGATGATGGCGGGACGCTGACTGCTTTCACGATCGCCCCACCAGCGCCGCCGCCCTACGACCCGGCGAACCCGGCGTCGATGCCGCCGACGATGCAGATGGAGGTCCGCATCACCAACATCGGCACCGTGACACCCGCGACGATGGCGGCGCTGCGGGCGCAATTGGTCGAGCGCGACGGGGAGATCACTCAGAACCTGACCGATCTTGGGGTCGGGCCGCAGCCGCCGCCGATCACCGACCCGCCAGCCAACACGGTCGCGCCCGTCGTCACTCAGGTCGATCCGAACTTGGTTTGCGATACCGGCACCTGGGACAACAGCCCGTCGAGCTACTCCTACCAGTGGAGCAAGGACGGGACAGTGATCGTCGGCCCCACTCTGCCGACCTATCCCATCGCCTTTGCCGATGTCGGCACCACGATCACTTGCGTCGTCTCGGCAACCAATGCGATCGGGACGAGCGCCAGCCCGCCGTCGAACGGGGTCGTCGTCGTCGCTCCAGCTTGATGAGGTAGGATCATGTCCGAGCAGCCGCCATCGCGCCCGCCAGCGCATGAGCAGGCTGGTACGTCCGGTCTGCTCGGCCAGGTGCTTTCGTTTATCGATAAGCCGTGGAAAGTCGCCGCGGTCGTCATCTTGTTCGTCGTTGGTGGCGCGGGCTGGATCGTCTACGAGAAGCGCGAGCAGTTGCTGGAATCGTGGCTGACGCCTTCAGCCGTGTCGTTGAAAACCAGCGAGGTTCCGGCTGCGCTGGAAAAACTGGTCGAGTTGACCGGGGCCGATCTGGTGCAGATTTGGGAGGTCGACCTCGGCGCGAACGTGCAGAGATTCATCGGTGCTCGTCGGCATGATGGCGATCGTCCGGTGATCCCAGAACCGAGACGGTTGCCGGTGATCACCGCGCGATCCGATGTGCAGGCTGTAGTGGACATCCTCGCGGGCCATCCGGCCTGCGCCGACCTATCGTCCGCGACACATTCTCCGGTTGTCGCGCGGCTTGCGGAGCGCGGATTTAAAAGAGGCTGCGCCGTGCCGATCCCGCCTGGACCCGAGGCTTTTGTCGGGATCATCTACTTGGCTTGGGTAAAGCCGACCGAACCCAGCGTCGAGGATGTCGCGGTTCAGGCGGCACGCGAGATCGCGGCGAAGCTCGATCAGTAGGAGGGTCACGATGGCGGGCATACCAGCCAAATATGCCTTTCTTAATACGGTGGGCGTTCACCCGCCGACGATCCTGCACGCGCTCGCGCTGCTGGGAACGAACGAGCTACCCGGTAGCGCATCCAACGCGGTGATCGATGCGTGGGCCGACGAGATCAACGAAGCGCACCCGCGCACGGTCCAGGGCTTCAGCGACGATTCGGTGCCGTGGTGCGGCCTCTTCGCCGCGATCGTTGTGCATCGGGCGGGCGAGAAGCTGGTCGTCAATCCGCTCTGGGCGCGCAACTGGGCCAAGTTCGGCGGGACGGTAGGGGAGAATACCGGGTCGGAGGACAGCCCAAGGCTGCGCTTTGCCGAGGGCCGCGCCGCGAGCCTGGGCGACGTGCTGGTCTACGTCCGGCAGGGCGGCGGGCATGTCGGCTTCTATATCGCCGAGGACGAGGCGCATTATCACACGCTGGGCGGCAATCAAAGCGACAGCGTGACGATCACTCGGGTGGCGAAGGCGCGCTGTATCGCGGTGCGGCGGGCCGTCCAGATATCGCCGCCAAGCTGCAAGCCATTCTACGTCACGGCGTCCGGCGCGGTATCGACCAACGAAGCGTAGGCGGGCAGTCACATGGTTACGATTCTCATCGTCATCCTCATCCTCATGCTGATCGGCGCGTTCCCAGCGCCGTACAATGCTCGCTACGGCTGGGGCTACTACCCCAGCGGCGTTCTTGGGCTGGTGCTGATCATCCTGTTGGTTCTCTTGCTGGTCGGCGCAATCTAATGATCTGCCCCTGTCGCTATCAGCGCCCGCCGCCGGTCATCTGCTTAGACTGTGGCGGCACCGGCATCGCGCATTGCTGCGAGGGCATGTGCGAGCAAGCAGGGAACAGCATCATCGAAACACCAGCCAGCGGATCAGCATGTAGCTGGTCAGCACGCCCAGCGCGCCGTAAAGCGCGGCTGGTATGCCGCTCAGTGCAATAGCGATGCAACACGCCGTTAGGGTGGCGATCTCGGCTTTTTGGCCGTAACGCTGGCGCATGATGAAGGCGAGGCTAGAGGCGCAGTAGCTTGCCAGGAAGCACCAGAGTATGACCATCATGCCTTACGCGAGCTATTCGCGGGTCAGTTCGATGATGTAGCCCGCGCTCGGCATGTCGGGCGGGCTGTCGCTTGGACTCCCTACGTCGAGCAAGAGAAGCGGGCCGGGAAGCGGCGGGATCATTAGATTCAATCGCGCTGAGCAACCCATGCAGACGACATTCTGAGACGAACCGCCGCGCGGCCCGGCCAGGAAGCGAACGCCGCGGCAATGCGGACAGCCGTCGAACTCGATCATGTCGGGCGTCCTTCTTGCGTGATGGGGGGAGGAGCCAGCCGGTTTGGACCCGGTTGACTCCCCCCTAACGCGGACCTATTTCCTCTTGACGACGATTCGTAAGAGAACGATGATCCGTATCAGGAGCTTGCGATGCGTGAACATCGTAGTCCTCCTTCCCAGAAATGCCGGCCAGGACCGCCCTGACCGGCATTTCGCTTTTACCACCTACCGCGGCGCTTCACCAAGTTGCTGGTCGTCATTCCACGGTCCCGCAGGCCAAGGATGAGAAAGGCAGGTCACAACCCCGCACGATGATCTGCATCAGCGGCGGCGCAGGCTTATTCATGGCGGGCTTGCGATCGCAGATACGCCATGCTTGGGCTGAAGCTGCATCCCGGCAGCTTTTCAAGCTCCTCGATCGATCCTCTGATAAGGCACACCGCATCGCGATACTCGGAGTGATATGCCCGCGCGATGGTGATCTGGTTCACCATGACCGGGTAGGCGATCTCGGCATCCTCGATGAAACGCGGTAGCCGGGGCGACACAAGCGTACTTGCCGCGCCGTTGCGCTCAAGCCAGTTTTGCCAGTGGTCCGGCACATCGATGTGACCGAGAAGCGTATCGTGGCTAGGAGAAACCAACTTTAGTCGCATCGTTCTTCTCCTCGGATGCGGTCCAGTTGATCCGCATCGGACGGTTCTCGGCTTCGGCGCTCAGACCTTCGACAATGGTCCCGATGGCAAGACCGATGGTCATCGCCAACCGGCTATCGACATCGCTACCCTCGGGGAACGGGTAGGGGGTTGCCAGACGCTGGCAGACCTCGCGCAGCATCGCGCGCACTTCCTCGTTGGTCATTCTTCATTTTCCCAGTTATTCTCAATATCAGCCGCAAGATCTTGAATGATCTCATTTACTTCCACAAGCGGATCACGGCCAATGCCCAGCCTAAGTATCGTTCTCTTGCTAACCCGCCGCGCTATACGGTGACGCTCAAGCATGACAGCTTCAGCCCATTCCTGAGAAATTATCTGTGCAAGCCACTCCTCATCCATTTCATCAGGATCATCGGCAAGCAAAATTCTTGCGCGGATAAGAGCGTTTTCATCAGTCATAGCTTGGTCATCCGGGTTGGCTGGGAGTGGAAACGTGATCGAGAGTCGATGACCACAACGCCCCGCAGTGGACGAAGATGAAACATCCTGGCCCCTTGAGTTTACTTGTCGCCTTGGCTGGCCCGCCTTTAATATCGAGTTGGCGCTGCACACGAATGATCCAATCGCGTTTTTGGTGGGTTTGGCTAGTGATGCGCCCGCACGGCAGCAACGACAACTAGATGCCGTCGCCGTTGGCGTCGTAATGGCGATCCCGCCCATGCAGCATGCGAAGCGGCGCGGTTTCGATGCAGTAGGCATTTTCAGTGGATCCAGCCCTGATCAGGCGGGCCGCGATCGATGTTCACGGTACTCTTGATGAGGCTGATGACCTCTTCCTTGAAGCTGACATCGGCCAGAAGCCAACTCATCATTCTTCTGATCCACACTGAGCGGCATTCGATCTCGACCACGGTTAGGACGACCGCCGCACGATTACGATGATTTTCGGGGTCGAGCTGTTCGACAAGCTGCCAATGTTGATACCAGCCGGGGATCGACAGACAGGCGCCGCAGAGCGGCGTCTGCAATTTCAGCATGCCTAGCGCGGTGATGTGACGGCCACAACCGGGACAATCGAACTCGCGGCTGGGGTCGATCCAATCCTCGATCATGGGACGGATTCCTCGATATACACGAACAGCCGTTCGGTTCTAAACCGGGAGACGGGAATCCTGCTTTTGGTCGTTCTCGGCAGAATGGCGAAGCCGTTGTCGGGGTCGACGGTTTCGACCAGCGCCGTCGAGGTTTCCATCGACTCGATTCGCACATAGCGATCCTTGCCGTCGCGACGGTGCCGGTCACGCCAAATCTGGCCCACGGCAAGCGGCGGCGGAAGAACCTCCTCTGCGGGCCAGGTCAGCTTCGGCACTGATGGCGTCTTGATCTTTCCCAAGAGTATCTGGCGTACACGCTCGGCCCGCGCCTTGTCGGGGAGGGGCAGCGTGGCCCGCTCGCCGCGGTGACAGCGGCATGTTCGCACCACATACCAGCCTGCGGGATTCGCCAACCCAGGACCGCTGGGAAGCCTCTGCACGGTCAGCCAGCGGCCGTCATTGTGATCGACGGCATCGGTAAGGTCAGCAAGCGGCATGGGTTCATTTCCAGACGATGCGATCAAACATGACCGCTGTCCCGGCGATCCAGTGAAGCTCTTCTGGATTGCCGCCCTTGGCGCGCAGCCAGTTGGCGCGGTAGATCGCGGTCGCGGCGTGATTGCGTTGCTTGGGGCCGCCGACGCGGACATGACCCAACTCATCGACAAACATGTCGCGGTAATCGGCACGGCTGATCTCTTCAGCTTGGGCCATCACCGGGTCCAGGACCGTGACATGCTCCATCGGACTGCCGACGATGGGTTCGACCAGTGCCCTGATCTCCTGCGCGCTTGGCGCGTCGGGCCACTCGACCTCGCCGCGCTGGATCGTGCCATCGGCATGGTAGACGGTGTAGGTCGTGTGCATTCTCTACACCTCCGTTTGCCGACGAAGAAGATTGGCCCTATAGCGCGCGTTTCTGGCGCGCTGCTTTTCCGGTGATTGTTTCTTTTGCTTTGTGATGCACGGGCCGCAGATAAAGCCGCGCGGATGCTTGCCGGGAGCTATCGGCTCGCCACAAGCTCGACAAACTAGAGGCCGGACTTTCTGCCGTTGGGCGAGCAGCTCAAACCCGGTCAGCTTCCGAACGCCCGCCGGTAGCGGGTCCGCGTCGTCTTCTGAGCCGTCGTTCAGGATTTCGTGGGTAAAAAGGCCAACCATTTCGCCCTCCTACAGTCTCCCATTATGGTCTTTCTTCCCGCATCTCGCGCATGTCGGCATGCCAGCGGCGCTGGGCTGGCCCGGTATCGGCTTCCAGCCCGATGGCGTCCCATCCCGGTCGACGCTGCCGCGCGAACAGCTCGACGTAGGGGCCGGCCGTCAGCCGCTCGATCCGCTCGTAGACGATGTCGGGTTTTTCGCTGTGCGCGCCGCGCGGCGCTTCGATCAGCTTGTGGACATCGGCGTTGAGCCGCTTGGGCTTGCCGCGCGTGGCAAGCAGACACTGTTCGGGGTTGGCCCGCGTCCAGTATCCGGTGCCGATCGGGCGACCGAAATAATCCTTGTTGAGCTTGACCCAGTAGAACCCCACCGTCTTGTAGGTGAAGCCCCACCGCTCGATGATGTCCAGCCCGAACTTGAGGAACGGGTCGGTTACCCACATCAACAGGACGCAATCCTTGGCGGCGAGGGGCTGTACCGGGAAGGCGGCGATCTCGGTGAGGGTCATGCAGTCGTAGTACGCGGTCGCGTTGCGGCCCTCGCCCTTCGCGCTGTAGTTGGCGAAGCGCCACGGCGGGTCAGCGTAGATCACACGGTAAGTGGTCAAGGTACTTCTCCTGTTGGGGGCTTGGAGAGCGTCATCGCCAGGATCCGCAGCATCTTGGCGGATTCGGCGTTGGCGCCGCGCCGCCAGATGCCGTCGATCCGGTCAGCTTTCTCGACCAGCGCCTCGCTGATCAGTTCGACAGCCGCATCGTCGAACAGCATGTCGCGGACATACATCAGCAGCATCATGCGGAGGTCACGCTGTTGCTTGGCCGAGCCTTGCTGGATGATGACTTGGCATAAACTCATCACAATCGAGAGTCCGACTGAGGTGTTGCCGTTGGCATGCTTGAACAGCCGCTGGATCAGATCCTGTCCGGCGCGGCTGACCACCTCGTCCATTTCATCGCGGGTCAGCCCGAACCTGGCGGCGGTTGTGACTTCCTCCTCAAGCAGCTTGACCCAATCGTCGCTGTTCATGGGCGAGCCTCTTTCTTGCACATTTCCAACGCATCGCCAGCGTATTCCAACGCTATCTCGATCGTCAGCTCAGGGCCGTGTTCGCTTTCGCGGGCAAGCAACAGGGCGGCTTTCAGCCCCATGATCGCGGTTTCGAGACGTACCCCGATATCGACGGCTTGATCGTTGGTCATGGCTCATCCTTCCACCGGGGCCGGTTTCGCCTTCGGCGGCGGCTCCCAGCGCGGCGGCAGCGTTCCCGCTGCCTTGAGCGTCGCGTAGATTCCTATGATCCGCGTCAACGGCACCTCCAGCCGCAACAGGCTGTCCTCCGGCAAGGTATCGAGCCGCGTGACGTATTCGAGCTTGTAAACCGGGGCGCGCGGCAACTCGTCCCAGTAGATCGCGGCATGCTGGCGTCCGAGGCGGCGGCTGACAACGAGATAGGCGGCGCGGCTCGGCGGCGGAACGGCGGCGCCTGACGGCATCGGCAAATCGAGGTTCGCCGGGGGGAGGGTGGTCATGGCGAGCGATGCTCCTTGCGCCATGCGAACATCGCAAACGAACAGTCCATCGCCTCGCTCGCCTTATCAACGTCTGGTTCTGCGTGGTAGCGCAGCGCAATTTCGTAAGCCATCTTCGTGAAGACGACGCCCGCCGCTTCGAGGTCACCCATGCGTAGCTTTGACCATATGGAGACCAGAAACGGTGCGAGAGGGTCGCGCCCCAGCAGAATGAACATCGGTTCATCTGGCTCCGCATTCTCGTAACAATCGAAAGCGCCGGGATTGTTTTTTGTTCCCATCATCTAGCTCCTCGGTAAGCGGCGCTTGACGGCATCGGCAAATCGAGGTTGGCCGGGGGGAGGAAGCTCTTGCTCATCGATAGCTCGCTTGTCGGTAGTAGTAAGGCAGACGTGAGCGTTGAAGGTTGTTGCGCGGAACCCGGCGAACTTCGATCGCGTAGCCTTCGCCGTCGCTGACAAAGGCGCTGAACTCGGCCTCGCCGTTGGGATGGGCAAGCGCCCGGTCGATGGTGTCGCGCAGCGCCACCAGCGCCTCGCGGGTGCCGCGTATCTCGGCTGGCGCATGTTCATGGCTCTGCGCGTAGACGTGCAGCCACGGCAGCGTGTCCCACTGGGCGGGGGTCATAGGACGAAGATCGCAATGGCGGCAACGGTGATCAGGCTGATGAGGCTGGCGGCGAGCATCAGCCATGATACCGGCGCCCGGTCGACGGTATGCTGCGGTCTACCGGCGACTGAGCCGCCGGCGACCAGATGCCGTACCAGCGGTGATTTACGGCGGCGGAACACCAAACATTCTCCCTCGCAGCGATTATCCCGGCGGTTGGTCCGCATCGCGGTACAGCTTGATTTGCTGTTTGCTGGAATCGATTTCGAGGTTGTGTTCATCGGTCCAGACGCTGTCGATGAACTTGCCGTCGGCCCCGACCTCCGGCTGAAGGCAATAGCGGTTGCAGCCGGTGATGCTGTCCATTCTGGACACGATGCAGCCCTTGAACTGCTCGATCTTGGTGGTGACGTGGACACCGAGATGAAATTTGAACGAGGACATTTCACTCTCCATACAGGGTGAGATCGCGGCGCGGCAGTACGGGCAAAAATTTGGCGTACTATCCGCAGGATAGGCGAAGAGGCCGCGGCAGACTTCGCATAGCCACGGGCGGCGGGTCATTCGTCTCCTTCCCAGTTAAGCGGCATGCGGAACCCGGCGGCGTGAGCGTGGCCGCCGCCGCCGTATTTGACGGCGATGGCTTGGCAGTCGGGGCCGTCATCGGTCGAGCGCAGCGAAAAGACCCGACCTTCGGGCGTGTCCCAATAACAAGCGGCGATACCTTGAGCTTCAGACGCCATCTGGTTCCCGGCATCGCTGGTCATGGTCAGCGGCAGATTTGCGACCGGCATCTTGATGTCGCCGATCATCATCGAGCGCCGTACTACCGGCAGAAGGTTGGCGATCTCGCGGAGGTGCATGCGATCGATCGCGGCGCCTTCGACGATAAGGTTGGGCAGTACGTCCTCATTCATCAGCGAGTCCCATAGGGCGAAGTCGTAGGGGTAGGAGAACAGCGCCGCGCTGATCTCCCGCGTCTTGGGCAGCTTGAAGCGCCATAGATCGCGGTCCTCGATGTGGTTGATCAGCCGCGGCCGCGGTCTGCCGGGAAGCAGATGGTCCCAGGTTAGCCCGGCACCGGATCGCTCCATGTCGAAGACCACCGCGATCGGCGGATCGGCTGGATCAGGCCCTCGGCCTTTGTCCTGCCATTGCTGGTAAGTTGGCCCTCGGAAGCCCGCGAGGTCTTCCGCTGCGCTTTTGTGGTGATCGAGGATGAGGATCGTCTTCGCTCGCATCGCCATGTCTAAGAGGACCGGGCGCTTGTAGCTGAAGTCGACCAGCAGAACATGCCGGTCAGCGACATCCGGCGGCGGCTCTTGATAGACGCCGGCATGGAACTCGACATTGTCCTCGCCGAGCGCGTGACGCACCGCCCAGGCTGCGCCGAAACCGTCCTGACAATTACCGTGCCAGATGCAGAGCAGCTTATCGGTCATCTTTCCGCTCCGCGAAGGTGATCCCGTATTTCACAACCAGGCGGGCGATATCGTCGGTAACGTCGAATTTCTCGCCGGTCGTCGTCACCAGCCCGCCGCCTTCCTCGCGATAATGCCGGCTGGCGTAAAACCGCCGGGTCAGCGTCGAGTAGAAGACGCGGATTGGTTTCACGAACATCCTCCGCTGGTCGAGCCGCAGGCTTGGCACGTCTGACAGGTTCCGGTGCGGATCATTGCCGCGGATCCGCAGTCGGCGCAGATATCGCCCGAAAACTGCGAATGGAAGGCTGGCACTAGCGGGGGGAATAAATGGGGGGTTTCTCCCCCCGTGGTGATTAGGCGCGTCGAGCGGCGCAGGGCTTTGTGCATGATCGCCTGCTCACGCAGGGTCAGGTAGTGCGTTCCGTAGGACTCGTTTTCCTCGATGTCGGGGGTGCCGTCATCCTTAAAGCCGATCTGGCACTGGCCGTGCTGATCGCATATCGCGCGGTCGCCGGGACAGGTGCCGTGATCGCATACCCGGTCGCCATTTGCCTCACGGGGCGCAGCGCGGGGCGCTGGCAGGGGTATTTGCAAGTCTGGGCAGGGTAGCCAGCCGCCGCCGTTCTCGCGGTCCCACGGCAGTACACGGCACGTCATGCAGTTGCGGATCGATTCGCCCAAGGCGCGGTGGCAGATCATCGGTTCACCCGCCGTTCAATCTTAGATCTTCCAGACGTTTCTTTTCAATTTCAGCGATCTCGATCTCGACATAATTGCCGCGCGCCAGCAGCACTGTAAGAGACGCCAGCGTATCGTGTTCCTTCTTTAGTTCTTCTTCGTGATATTCCACAGACCAGCGCCAATGCCCGAGGATGCTGCCATAAGCAAATTGCTCGATGGTTTCAAATTGTTCTTGGTCGACATCGTAATCGGGATCGTCGTCTCGATCCGGATCGAACCCTGCGCGTTTTAGGACTTCCTTTGCAAAGGCAAGGTTGGCGTAGCTGATGGTGATCTGCTCGCTATGGTGCGCGATTCCGTGCAGAGCCCTGCGAACCAGATCGCGAACGAGCTCGATTGAATTGGTAATTTTATCAGTCATTCCCTTGGTCTCCCGGCTACACCTCGAACTGAACCTGCCGGCGCCGGCTCCCGGCGGATGGTGCCGTCCGGCATCAACAGGGTGATCGGCTTCTCCCAATTTCGGGCATAGCGGACGGTCGCCCAGGTGCCGCTGCGGACCACCTCGTTCATCTCGGCGGGGCAGGCTAGAAGCCGGTCGCAGCGTTTCGCGATGATGACGTTGCGCGCCAGCGGCTGCATCGGCGGGTGGACCGTCAGTAAACATGACGAATCGTCGCCGTTCCAATGTCGCCCATAGGACGGGTAGACCTCAATGTGCAAGGTCATCGCTCCCCAATTCGCGCGGAACCATCTATCGAACTGGGTGTCGGCACCCTGTGCGCCGCCGTGCAGGAGATGATCCGGCGGGATGGGGAGAGCCAACGGCAAACCGGCGAGCTGTGCGCCGGTCAGACCTTGGCGGGTGCCGGTGAAGCCGAGGATCACGGCGCTTCCCCCCGCTGCATTTCGCGCAGCAACAGCCAGAGCAGGACGCGGTCATTGCCGTTTTGCCAGCCCTTGCCTTCCGCCAAGGCCGCGCGCACCTCGTCGATATCGCCAGCCCATGAGCCATCGGCATTGAGGGTGATGACGATGTTGGCTGGTTTGATGGTAACGATGACCGGGAACCACGGGTTCTCGTTGAACCCCATCGTCATGTTGCTGGTCATAGGTGTCTCGGTGACTTGGGTCACGACGGCGCGATCCCCAGCGCCGCGCGCATGTCCGCTCGCGCCGCCTCGTAGCCGCGATGCCACGCCATGTTCATTTCGCCCGCTATCGTTTCGGCCGCCACCATCGTGGGGATGCAATCCATGATGACCCGGAACTTGTCGGCGATGGCCCAAGTGTCATGGCGAGCCGCTTGGGCGAAGAAGGGGTGGGTGTCGATCATGGCGTCGCTCCCTTTGGCATCCGAAATCGAGTCTGCCGCCGGTCGATCGCGTAGCGGATCGCCTTCCGGCCGCATGTCGGGCAGGGATCGTAGACATCATGCTGGCACCAAGTGATCTCGGTGCCGGGGGTCCAGCAATCCGCGCAGAACGGGTCCAGCCAGATTTCGCGGAAGGGGAGTTCACCGGCCAGGTTACTCATCGGGCATCCTCCTGATCCCCAGAAGCCGCCTTTCGAGGGCGTCGTATTTTTGCTCGACCTCGCGCAGCTTCTCGTTGAACTCCCACCCGTGCAGGATGTAACCGGCGACAAACCCGCAAAAGAGGCAGAAGAGGCCGGCTTTGATCATCGCCTGGTCACCGCAGGCAGTCTGGCCCATCTCTCCAGCAAGTTTCCCCGCCTGAAGTCGTCCGCGTTGCGTATGCTTGCCAGCAGCATTGCCACACGGCGCAACTGGCTAGCCTTTCCCAGTTTCGCTCGCTCGCCGTATAAGCGACCGGATCGTGCATTACGCGCCGCGTTCTTCTCCAAGATTTCCGCGCGGTGATTAAGTACAGCGATGGCCCCATAGCAGTAGCCGACAATCTCGCGGGTAAGCCTGCGCTCCGTTAACCTTTGCTGCCGTTCTTCGATCGTCATCGCCATTATTTTGGACCGAGTCGCTCTAAGAGCTTCTCCCAGATCACCGAATCGACCTTGCGGAAAATCTCGGCGAACTCCTGGCGATCGGCGATCCGCTCTTCCGCGTTGGTGTCATGGTAAATCTTGTTGTCGAGCGCGCGAACACTGATGATGTGTTCCAGCGCGACAACGACCTCACCTTCCAGAGAAGATACTCGGATGTTCTTCGGGTCGTCGTCATTACGAGAAAAGCGCGGAATGCCAACATAGGGCGTGAGTCGTTCAAGCCACTCCTTGGCCTCTTCAAGCGAAGACATCATCAAATGATGCTTCATGTTGTCCAACTGGATTTCTAGAACGAAAGCCATTTCTTTATTTCTCCTTTCTCCACGCTCGACATGGACCGCAACTGCAAAATCCTCGTACAGCCGATGGATGTTTGCGGCTGATCTGACAATAAAGTTCCCCTCTGCCATCGCTCATGGATAAGGCTTCCGGATAAAGTTCAAGCATCACCGCCTGGATGCGCTCCAAATCCAAGAGCAGCGGGCCTGTCGGGTACGGCAGGAGGGCGCGAACAGTGGCAAGAGACGTGGCCGCGACATCGCAAGCGTCGGCACACTCGGGATATCGGCAGCGTGGTAATGGCTCGGGAATTTCGTTATTGCATCCTGCGCGGATCGCTGCGGCGACATGATCGGTCATGGCATGACCTGGCGAACGAGTACCCGATTGCCAAGGCGTATCCCGCCGGGACCGATGCATTGGAATGATGCCGCCAGTGCGCCTTCCTGCTTGCTGAGCGCAATTTTCAGACGGGCGCGATGCTCGTCCTCGCGGCGGCCGATGACATACATTTCGTGCCAGCGGCGCATCATGTCCGCGAGGAATTTCAACATCTCCTCATCGTCCGCGACGTTGGTCGTTATCGTCTTGAGATGCGCTTTGCTTTCGCTCATCGGAAGTCTCCCATCCAGCCGACATGCTCCGGGTCGACCGGCCCGCAACGCGGACAGTCGATCACGTCGAACTTGCAGCGCCCGGTGATGTCCTCGCGCCAGCGCATCTCGCGGGGGAACTTCAGATAGAGGCGGCATTTGGGGCAGCCCCGGTCGAAGACCGGGCCGTCCTCGCCATAGGTGACGAGGTTGCTCATGGGCCGCTCAGCGTGAACAGCGCAGGAACGAGAACAGCGCAGGAACAGAAAATCCCGCCCCGACATCCCGTGTGATTCTCGTGTGAATCCTGTCGCGTTTCGTTCCGTATCGATGGGTATTTATTGGTTTCGATTCGTTCCCATTCGTCGGCTCTAACCCATTGGGAAAATGGGCTAAAGCGTGGCGACCCCGGCGAGACTCGAACTCGCGACAGCCTGCTTAGAAGGCTAATGCTCGATGCCGGAATTGTCATTTAAGATCAAGCCTTTAAGCGGTGCTGTTCGAGAGCCAGTGTGATTTTCGTGTGAATCGCAGAAGACAGCTCGTCCGCGACCGAGGCGGGGTAGCCCCAGAAGGTCAGTATGTCTGCCTCATGGCCCGCCGGCATCTGGTGGGCGTAGCGCGCCACCATCGACAGGCTCTCCCAGCCGCCGTCCTTCTGGAGGAGGAGCAGATCCTTGTGGATCGCGTAGTGCCACGATGCCCACGCATGGCGGAAGGTGTGCGCGCTGATCCCTTCGCCCGCGCAGCCCGCGCGGCGCAGCGCGCCGTTGAGCGCGGTCTTGAACTGCCCGCCGCCGGTCGCCGCCTTCTTCTTCGCGTACCCGGCGCTGCGGGTGCCGCGCCCTTTGCGCCCGACATTGCTTTCCCAGCGGAACACCTGACCCGTGCGCTCGCCCAACGGGCCGGTTGGCGGCAGGTTCGCCAGCATCGCGATCACGGCGGGCGGCAGCTTGGCGATGCGCTCGCGCGGGCCTTGGATCTTGCGCTTGGGCTTCTGCATGATCCGCGCGATCCCGGCGACCAGATCGATCCCGCCATCGGGGTGGTTGTAGTCCCACGTCAGCGCCAGGGTCTCGGTGGCGCGCGAGCCGACACCGCCGATAAAGGTGAGGATGCCGCGCAGATGCGGCGCCGCTGCGTCGATGATGCGCTGCGCCTTGTCGGGATAAACGATGAGGGTCGGCGACTTGCGCTGGGTCTGCGGCTTGAACACCGGCTTGCCGCACATCTTGGGATAGCCAAAATTGAGCACCGCCTTGAGCGGCCCGATGATCATCGCCCGTACTGTTGCCGGTGACGGCTCGCTCTTCTTGATCAGCTTGCGCTTCAAGGCGGCGACTGTCTCATTGTCGATCGTCGAGGCGACGACATCACCCAACGCCATGCTCAGCGCGATCACCCGCTCTTTTTGCGCCGGGGAACGCTGTTCGTGGTCGAAATAGGCTTCGGCTATTTCGGCAAACTTCCGATCGGGACGACCTGGCCCGTGGAACGCTTCCTGAGCATGCTGCTTGTAGAGCGTGGCGGCTTCTTCCCTGACGAGCTTTGCGCTTGTTGCGCGCGTAGTCTGTCGAAAGCCGTTTGGCCCGTAGGTTTTCCACGGGCGCGGGTCGGGGCCGAAGATTTCGTAGCGTCCGGTGTCGCGGCGCTTGCGGTATTTATAGGACATGGTTTTCTCAGAGCCTTTTCTAGTTCGTTGATTGCCAGCGCGTCGAACCGGATGTGCTTGCCGGTCGACAACACCGGGATACTGCGCCGCTTCACAAGGCCTTTTAACTGCCTTTCGGTGAAGCGAAACCTTTCAGCGGTTTCCGCCAGGGTCCAGACCTGTTCGCGATCCATGATGGAGGAATCTTTCGCCGTGGGTCAGCGAATGATTGCGCCTAGCGTAATCGCGTGGCAAGCGGATAATTCCGCCCTGTGCAACGCTTGCCTAGATTTCGCAGTCGGGATGTTCGCTCAGTTCAGCGATGTCGAAGAGCGCCACGCCGACCAGCAGCCAGATGAAATAGAGGCAGCGCAGGACGCGACGCTTTTTGCCGTCACGCAGCATCGTCAGCGCCGCGACGAAGAGCGGCAGGAGCATCGGCATTACCAAGGACTTTGGAATCTCGCGTGATAGTTGGGCTAAATCACCGACTCGCGCCGTCTTCTTCACCGTGGTGATGACAGTCTGGATGTGGGTGGCGAGCATGGGGGATAGCCCTCCCGTTCACATTTTCATCGTCCCACCTATCGGACTTTTTGCCGCAGGCGTCATTCTGACGTAAGACTAGGGGAACCTCCTGCGATATCACAATCAAATTCCGCGTGATGTAACAAAAAACTTATAACAGTTTGTTTTATATTATTGATTTTGGTTAATCATGCGTTTGAGATAATGCCGAAAGAACCGTATCCGGCCATGCCGACACGTTATCGTGGTAGATTTAGTCATCTGTCTTGATCAACTTGATGATGTTCCACCGGCAGCGGGCCTGGTTGTCGGCGTGTGCGGTCTGCAACAGCTTTTCCGCCATGATCAGATCGTCGGCGATCTGTCTGGCTTGGGCGTCGTCATCGGCGGTGATGGTCTGGCTGAATTCCGCAATGAACCGGATGCGATAGTTTCTTGCCATTGATCAAGCCTCAACGCGAACGGGTGACTGCTGTTGTTCCTTCACGGTGTCCGGGAACACGGTCTGGAGGATCGTCATCCCGCGCTCGCGCTGATCGGGATCGAGCGAACCCCAATAGCGCCATATTTGCCGGATCTGCGCCGTGACATCGGGCTGACAGAATTTGACCTCGATGGCGATCCAGCCAAGAACGTCGCGCTGATCCGCGCGCAGCTTTTTCCACGTCTTCAACAGACGGTTAAGCTGGGCTGTTTCATTGCGCGGTCCACTGATGTCGCCGATCAGCTTGAGGACGCCAAGCTGCTGGTCAGCGCGGAGCGTTGCCCACATGTCGGCAAGACGGGAATATCTTTCGGCCTCTTTTGGCTTGCTCATCTGCAAGGCCAGCGCGGTAATGCCGAGAGCTGCGGCGTAGCCTTCAAGAAAATCCTGAGTGAAAGGGGTAACGCCGTTCTCGACCCGGCAGACGCTGGAGGGTGAAATCCGCATCAGCTTCGCCAGTTTCTTCTGGCTTACCCCTTTATGTTCGCGCCATTCCTTGAAGTAGTTGGTTCGCAGCGTCTGTTTGCGCTGTGAATCCTCATTGTCTGCGGCGGTGTATCGGGTTGCCATGTACCCTGCCAGAGAAGGTTTGTTGTTAGTTAAAAAAGTTTCTGGCAGTTGAGTTACATCCAGCGTAACTCAGATGCAATCGATTTCCGCGAGTTACTCACAGATCGGATATTTTTATCCACATTTCCACAAGCTGTGGGCATTGCGTCCAGTGGAATTCCGCCTTGACGGCCTAATTCCGCACAGTGCAACGTGGCGGCATGTCGCAGCTAACCGCCCATCTTCGCACCCATCCGTTGCGCGCGTGGCGTTTAACGCAAAAACCGCCACTTAGCCAAGCTGAGCTTGCCGAAATAGTCGGCTCGACCAAGGCAACCATCTCGCGCATTGAATCCCGGCTCCAAGACCCGAAAGTCGCGCTGATCCGCAAGATCGTCGCCGCCACCGCAGGCGCGGTCACCGCCGAGGATCTTGTCAAGCAGACCCCGACCCCACGCGAAATCGATCCTCTCATCATTCGCCGGCGCCGCCGTTCGAGCGGCTACCACAGCACCTGCACCAGCGAGGTCTGAACCAGCCCATCGCGAACCCTCTTTGCGCCGAGAACCATTCGCCATGAACAGCGCCGCCAGAACCGTTGCGCCCGCCTCTGATACCGATACCAGCTTCCGCCCGTTCGAGGCGGGGGAGCGTGGGCCGGGGTTGACCCCTTCTTCTCCTCAAGACGTTCGATCGGGGGAACGGCTGGAAAACCCCGGCCCGCGTGTGCGCTATGTGATGGAGCGCGGCAGCGGCAGCGCCGGGACCGCCTACAACAAACTCGATTTCGAGGTTCTCGATCGTCACGCGATGCCGGGGCGACAACTCGTCTGCCGCACGTCGCAAGCCTTCGCGCGGCTCATCACCTACGCCTTGAATAGGGTCATCCCAACATGAAGCTGACGACCGACCAGCAGCCGCTCGCCGAGTGGCTGCAACGCGCTGCCGCCGTCGCTGACGAGCGGTCGCCCGCCACCGCTTTCCACTGCGTCCGGCTCGATGCGACCGCCAGCGCGCTGACCATCTCGGCGGGCAATCAACTTTTCAATCTGACGACTGCCGGGTTGCCGCTCCTCGCTGCGGAGCCGGGTTCGGTGTCGACCCCCGCCGCGCGGATCGCCGCCCTCATCGCCTCGCTGCGCCCCAACGCGGCGGTCGAGATCAGCTTCGACCAGACCGCCAGCGCGGAGGACAACCGGCTGCGGATCAAGTCGGGCCGCACCAACGTCGCGTTGCAGGGGCTCGACCCGCTGGCGCTGCCGGTCTTCACCCACGAATTCCCTGAAACGCAGATCCGCGTCATCGCCAGCGAACTCGACCGCATCCTCACCTTCACCATGCCGGCGATGGAAGTCGCCTCGACCCGGCCCGCGCTGTGGGGCATGTCGCTCAGCTACGAGGCGACCGAAGAAGGCGGGCGCGCTGTCGGCGCCGCCAGCGACGGGCGGGTCGGCGCGGTCTGCTACATCCATGCCGAAGCGACCGAGTTCCCGGCGGTGATCCTGCCGCGGCCGCTGTGCCAGAAGCTGCACAGCTTCCTGAAAGGCGACACCAGCGAGATCGAGATCGCGATCACCGGGCGCGCGATCCGCCTCAAGACCGCTGCATGGACGATCATGTCCAGCCTCGTCGATGCGATCCCGCCGCCCTACAAGCAGTGGATGCCGCCGCTGGTCGCTCAGCCGGTGACCCTCGATAGCGCCGAGTTGGCGTCGATCCTCGCCCGCCTGCAGATCTCCACCGATATGGACAACCCGAAGCTGCGGCAGCATGGCGCGGTACTGAACTGCGCCGACCAGATGCTGCGGCTGCGCGACGGCAGCCACTCCTTTGAAGACGTGATGAGCGCGGTCTGCGAGCGCGATGCACAGATCGGGGTCAACGCCCTGCATATCGGGGAAGCCCTCTCGGTGATCGCGGCTGAACAGGTCGAACTGCACTTTGTCGACCGCTATTCGCCGATCCGCATCTGCGCCGCCGGAGCGACCGAGGATGCCTTCGTGACGATGGCGTACTCGATCAACTGACCATGAAGCCGCTGCGCGACCTCTTTGATCCCGACGCTGCGGACGACGCCCGCGACGAGGCGATGGATTGTGTCGAAGAGGGAGCGGACCCGGAGTGGCATGCCTTTGTCAGCGCGCTGATTGTCGAGGTCGCCCGCAGCCACGCCGAATTCACCACTGACGAGATCGAGCGGCTGCGCGTCATGCGCGGCGGGCCATCGACCCCGGAGCCGCGCGCGATGGGGCCGCTGATGAAGAACGCCGCCCGTGCCGGGGTCTGCGCCAAGACCGACCGCGTCCGGCAGTCCGCGCAGGTCTGCAATCACCGCCGCCCGATGCAGATATGGCGCAGCCTTATCTATCGCGCGGTGCCGCGCCAGGTAGTCGGTGCGCCATGACTGCGCGTGACCCGATCACCGTTACTCTGTTGGGTGAGCCCGTGCCGTTTGCCCGCATGCGGACAGGCAACGGCAACCACTTCGTGCCGTCCCGGCAGCGCAACGCCGCGGCCGCGCTGCGGAACGCTGCCAGCGACGTGATGCACGGCAAGACGATGTTCGACGAGCCGCTCAGCTTCTACCTCCGGGCCGAGATGCCCATCCCCGCCAGTTGGTCGAAGAAGAAACAGGCGGCGGCGCTTAGAGGCGAGGTCTGGCCGGGTAAGAAGCCCGACCTCGACAATCTCACAAAGCTGGCGACCGACGCCTTCAACACCGTGGTCTACCGCGATGACGCGCTGATCTGCGAGGTCTTCGCCAGCAAGGTCTACGGGGAGATTCCCAGCCTGATCGTCACTGTCGCCCCTGTCGGAGTGAACCCGCCGTGATCAGCAACATCAGCGTCCAGGTTCTCGAAAGCATGTCGGCTGACGAGGCGGCTGAACTTCCCGCCGCCGTTCTGATCGACCTTCAGAAAGTGGTCGAGCGCGAGATGGAACTCGCCAAGGCCCACAGCAAGGCGCTCGTCAACATCTTGACCCGGCGCTACGCGGAGCGCGAGCGTTACACCCGCGCCCAACTCGTTAAGCCGAGCGGCGTCGTCCGCTTCAATGACGGCGACATCGTGGTCGTCGCCGACACGGCGAAGAAGGTGGCGTGGGACCGCGACAAGCTGACTGACGCCTTTCGCAAGTTGGATCCGGAGATCGCCGACCGCTACGCCAAGTGGACGCTGACGGTAGAGGAACGCCTGTTCGCCGATGCGCCCGCAAAGATCAAGGCGGCGCTGGAACCGGCCCGCACCGTGTCCACCGGCAGTCACAGCTACCGGCTCGAATCAAAGAAAGAGGAAGCAGCCTGATGGCAATCTCACTCTCGTCGCTGCGGCGTGGACCGCTGGCGCGACCGCCGCGCGTCGTCCTCATGGGTACTGAAGGCGTCGGCAAATCGACCTGGGGCAATTCCGCGCCCAACCCGGTCTTCATCCAGACCGAGGACGGCCTCGACGCGCTCGATGTCAACGCCAGCTTCGACCTGGCGACATCCTATGCGGATGTCAGACAGGCTCTGTGGGAGTTGGCGTATGAAGAGCATCAGTTCAAATCGGTTGTCCTCGACACCGCCGATTGGACCGAAACGCTGATCCATAAAAAGGTCGCCGACGACCATAAGGTCGCGACCATCGACCTCATTCCCTACGGCAAAGGCTACAAGGCGGCGATGGAAATCTGGCGCGACATGCTCGCCGGATTTGACGTATTGCGAAACGACAAGGGGATGATCGTCATCATCCTTGCCCACGTCAAAATCAAGAAATTCGAGGATCCGACTGCGGACGCCTATGACCGCTACCTCCTCGATCTGCACGATTCTGCGGCAGCGTTGCTGACCGAGTGGTGCGACATCATCGGCTTTGCCACGCACTCTGTCGCCACCAAGACCACAGATGCCGGGTTTAACCGCAAAGCGACACGCGCCACCAGCAGCGGCGAGCGTCTGCTTCACCTTGAAGAGCGGGCCGGGTTTGTCGCCAAGAACCGCTATGGGCTGCCGCCCACCATCGCCTTCCCCAAGGAGAACGGCTGGCAGGTCTTGGAAACCGCACTGACCGCCGCCTATCAGCCGAAACCCCAGCCGCAGATCCAGCAATCGAAAAAAGCGCCACCCGCCACCGCTGAAGCAGCCGCTTGAACTCTCACTTTTCCCCCAGCGCCAGGAGCCTTGAATCATGGCCCAACTCGGATACCAGTTCGACGCTACGCAGGTCGATCCCAATCGCGGTTACCCACTTCTCCCGGAGGGGAAATACGTCGCCCACATCATCTCCAGCGACATGAAGGACACCAAGGATCGCAGCGGGCGCTACCTCGAACTTCAGATGGAGATCCTTGAAGGGCCGCAAACCGGCAAGAAGGTGTTCGACCGGCTGAACCTGTTCAATCAAAGCCAACAGACCGTCGATATCGCCCAGCGCACGCTGAGCGCGATCTGTCACGCGACGGGGCAGCTATCGGTCGATGACAGCGAATTGCTTCATGCCCGCCGCATGGTGATCGAACTCCGGGTCGAGAAAGGCAAGGGCAACTACGCCGATCAGAACCGGGTCCATAACTACTATCCCGTGGACGGCGCCGCGCCCGTCGCGGGGTTCGGGTCGCAGCAGCAACAGTTCCAGCCGCAGTCCCAGCAGCCGCAGCCGCAGTCGCAGGGACGCCCGTCAGCGCCGCCGTGGCGGGCGCGGCCCTCCGCATAAGGATGGGTTGCGATGGGCGAGGCCAAGCGCCGCCGGGGGGCAGTCGGTAAGGTCATCGGAACCACGACCGACGCGACCAACGGGAAGACCTACCAGACCCGCTACGGCGGGGGGTTAGGGCCGTTTCTCGGCAAGCTCAGTTTTGACCGCGAGGCCGCGGTCCCGTGCCAGGGCTGCAACCAGTGCTGCTATCACGCTCGCGTCGATGTCTATCCCGACAAGGAGCGGCCCGAAGACCTCGCACAGCTCGATGTCGTTCCACACGCGGACGGCAACGGCTTTGTTCTGGCGAAGCGCGATGACGGCGCCTGTGTCCATCTTGGCTCCGGCGGCGAGTGTACGGTCTATCAGCATCGCCCGCAGGCATGCCGCCTTTACGATTGTCGGGCGTTCTCGATTATCGGCCTCGTCGACAGCTTCAACGGTGGGCGCAACAGTCCGGCATGGGTGTTCGATACTCGAACCGCTGACGAGCGCGTCATGGAACTGGCGCTGCGGCTGGCGGCGGAAAACTACATCGCCGGTCATCCGCAGTGGAACGCCAATACGGTTCTGGTCGCGGCGTTTGTCGGCCAGAAGGACACGCTGGCGAGGGCGACTGAGCTTGTCGCCCGGTTTGAAGCTCAGCCGCCCGCCGTGCAGGAGGAAATCCGCAGACGGGCGCTGGAGCGCGCGAGCCGGGAACATGAACGCGCCGCCAAGCTGACGGCGACCGGCTGATGGCGGCGATCCCCTCCCCGCAAGACCCGACACTCGCCGCGGTCGACCGCGCGATCGAGGCCAAGCAGGACAAGTGGCGCGGCCTGTCGCTGAGCATGGGGTCGATCGGCAGCCCCTGCGACCGGGCGCTGTTCTACAGCTTCCGCTGGGCCGGGTCAGCCGTGGCGTTTCCCGCCGATGCGCTGAAGCGGTTTGCGGACGGTAATCACGGCGAGACCGTGCAGGCCGCGCGGCTGCGGTTGGTCAAAGGGATCATCCTGTGGGACCGCGACCCTAATCGCGGTCAGAAGCAGTGGGCGTTTTCCGACTGCGGCGGTCACTTCCAGGGCCGCATCGACGGCGTGATCACCGGACTGATTCAGTCGCCCAAGACGCCGCACGTCTGGGAACACAAGCAGGTCGAGGAAAAGTCGCAGCGCAAGCTTGAGGCGCTGAAGATGGATCGCGGCGAGAAACACGCGCTGTTCGCCTGGAAGCCGATGTACTGGTCGACCGCCCAGCTTTACATGCACTACACCGAATTGACCCGGCACTACATGACGGTGGCGACACCGGGCGGGCGGCACACGGTCTCGGTCAGAACCGATTACGAGAAGCACTACGCCGGTCAACTGACTGAGCGCGCTCAACGGGTCATCTACGCGACCCGCGCGCCGATGCGGATCAGCGAAGACCCGGCGTGGCACGAATGCCGCTGGTGCGACCATCACGCAGTTTGCCATCAGGGCGAGATGCCGCCGCGTAACTGTCGCACCTGCCTCGCCTCGACGCCGGTCGACGGCGGCTGGCGCTGCGACCGCTGGAACAAGCCGCTCAGCCGCGAGGAACAGGAAAAAGGCTGCAAGTCGCACCTCTTCCTGCCGTCGCTGATCAACGGCGAACAGATCGATGCCGCCGATGACGGGGTGTGGGTCGAGTACGCGATGCGGGGTACGGGGGAAATCTGGCGGGACGGGATAGGCAGGGAGACGAACCATGAATAAGGCTGAATACAATGAATACCTCGCCTCACGCGAGTGGTCGCTTAAACGCGAAGCGGTTCGCGTCCGGTGTAACGGAACGTGCGAGCGTTGCGGTGCCAACGAGATGCATGCGGTGCATCACTTGACGTATGAACGCAAAGGCAACGAGGCATTAACCGATTTGCAGGGCGTCTGTGAAGGTTGCCATGAATTCATTCATGCCAAATCCACCTACGATCCTTTGAGTGATGTTCTCGATCCGCCGGCGCCGTTTGATTTCGACGCTCAGAAGATCAAACCCCCGCCAGCCATGAAACCCGTGAAAGCAAAAAAGATAATAAGAAGAACGGTACGGCATATCACGGTCATGCAGCCCGATATCGATAATGGCGTGCCGGGTGACCCAAGGCGTTGCACGCTGGTTCTTGCTGCATGGCGTACATTCCCGGAGGCAAAAGACATCGTCATCCGCAGCGGCCAGATGGAGATCTGGTTCGAGACAGAATACTGGGAGTACAAAATCCCAAGGAGCGCCGCGTGCATCCCGATTTTGATCGATAAGGGGCACCCGGAAGAAGTCGTATCGCTGGAGTTCAGGGTTCACCGTCCGAACATCTACCAAATCCAGCCGAAGAAAAAGCGGAGTCGGGCTCCGGTAATCGACCGGGAAAAAAATGCGCGGGCGCGGGCCGGTGCGCTGGGAGCGGCAAAAAGAGCAATACAACAGTCTGCCGCCAAAAAGATGCTGGTCGCAGTACGCAGACTCGAAAACGACAATGAGGGACTGAGCCGGTTTCAAGGGATCGGAGTGTAGAGCCATGACCACCGCAGTGGAGTTGGTGCCTCTACCTAAAGCGGCGCCGGGATGGGAAGAGCATATCGACAAGATTCGTCGCGCCCTTATCAAGAATCCGTACCTACCAAATTTAAAAATAGAGGAAGAGGTAAACTCATCTTCTAGGATCGTGCAGCGAGAACGAAGAAACTTGGTACGGGCCGGTTATATCGTGGATGTCGGCAGGGAAAATCCGAAAAAGGGTTACAATAAATATAAACAACTAAATTTGCCGGTTACATCCAAGCAGCTTAGAGAAACGTGCTCGATGTTCGACACGATTGTCGAATATTGCAGCGAGATGTTTACCAAGATGCCGCCGGATTGTGAACGCGCATTTACCACTCCCAAGAACGCCTTTGAGATCGATCTGCGTTGGGGCTTTCTAACGGCGCTGCGAAACATCCAGAAGGTCGCGGCGGCGTTGGAAGGAAAGTACGCCGAGCCGCACCTGATCACTTCGATCAAGAACAGCGTGGATTGATCGATGACACCGGGCCGCCCCTATGACCCGCGTCTGCCGATCCCGGCGGAAACGCGAGTCGCGGTTCTCGGTCGTGCCGGGAATCGCTGCGAGCGGTGCGGTCGTCGCCGACGCCTGGAACTGCATCACCGGCACTACAACAGCCAGGGCAGGGAACGGCCTGAAGACCTCTACGCGCTATGCCGCGACTGTCACCACGCTTCGCACCTCGATCCGCTGGGCGAGTACTGGGTCGATCCGGTGCAGATGAACATGGAGTGGGGGTTTTCGCCGGGGGAAGACGTTTCCGAATGGGACATCGATCACAGCCCCGGCTGGAGAGATTGATATGCGATATGACCCCATGATGGCGGCCCGGTTTGCCGAGGTGGACGCCAACAACCCAGAGGTCTGGCGGCTTTTCGAGCTGTTCACCTACTCGATGATCAAGCGCGGCTTTGCTCATTACAGCGCAAGGGCTGTTCTGCACCGGGTCCGCTGGGAGACCGCGACCCCGCTGGAAGACGAAACCCAATTCAAGGTCAACAACAACTGGAGTCCGTACTACGCGCGGAAATTCCACGCCGTGCATCCGGATCACGCCGGGTTCTTTCGCAATCGCGTGTCGCGGGCAGACTTTATGACGCTCCCGATTGGCGGGGGTGAAGAGGAGAGAAGCTATGCCGATTAATATGCAAGATGTCGCGAGAGAGATCATCGAGTTGGAGGACGAGAACGGCAATGTCGCCAAGCTGGCTGTGGTCGAGCGGGCGCGCGACCCGCTGTCGGCCATGCACGGTTTCTTCCGCTGGGATCTCCAGAAGGCGGCAGAAAACGATTGGCTCAATACCGCCGCGCTGCTGATCCGGAGGATCAAGATGGAAGTCATCGTCCGCGAGGTGTCGCTCGATGTCACCCGCTTCGTCCGCGATACGACGACCAAGGATCAGTACACCAACATCCTGCGGGTACAAAAGAACGAGGAGCGGTCGCGCGACACCATCCTCGACGAGATGGATCGCGTGAAGAAGGCGGCAAAGCGCGCCCGCAACATCGCCGCGGTTCTCGGCACGGCAGACCACGTTGACGAGATCATTCGCCTCGCCTCGATCGTCGAGAAGCGGATCAACCCGGACGACCCGCTGGGTCCAGACCAGCCGCCGGGTGGAAGCGCATAAGAAGGAGGGGTCTGATGCCGACACGAAAAAACATCTATGTGCTTGGCGATCAGCCGTTTCGCATTACAGGCAACTTCAGCAAGGAGGTCAAAGCCGAATTGTTGGGTACGCTTTTTCCCGATGGGAAACCGCTGGCTTCTCTCGATGATGCGGTTTCCCGATGCCGGTGTTTTGCCGACAAGGTTCGGCATCTGCCAGAAATGGCAGAGGTCGTCCGCGTGATAGACGATCTGCCAAAGGCTCTAGAGGCAAGCAAAGCACCTTGATCAAGCTGGAGAGGACGGGCCGTTTGCACCGGCCCGCCTCAAAGGTACTCCACCAACCTCAGTTCCCAGGAAGGAACCACGATTATGGCACGCACAATCAAAGCTACGCCGCAAGTCGAAATCGACGTTATGGACTTGAAGCAGTCCTCTCACGTTTATTGGCTGGTCGGCGATACGCCGTTCTTCTGCAACAGGATGGCGGCCAAGGGCAAGCGCGAGTTGCTCCTCCCGCACGGCCCGATGACCAAGACGCAGAAGGCAACCAAGCTCAAGCATGCGCCGTATGCCGAGTACCGCGATTCACCCTATCTGCGGTCCAGAGAGGGCGAAACCTATTTCGAGATGATGGGCAGCGCGCCCAAAATGTCGATCGCCTCGGCGGCTCTGCGGATGCCCACCAGCGCCAGCAAGACGGAGATGAAGCAACTCGTCCGCTCGCCGGCCGAGAAGATTCCGCTCTGGGGCATCCCCAAGCTCGACATGTCCATCGTTCGCATGGCGGGCATTTCGCGGACGCCCGATGTGAGGACGCGGGCGAAGCTCGACCGCTGGGCAATGCGGGTCGAGCTGTTGTGGGCCGAGCCGATGCTCAACGCCATGAAGGTGACGCAGCTTTTGATAAGCGCCGGGTTCATCTGCGGCCTCGGTGATTGGCGGGTGGAAAAGGGCGGTGAATACGGCGCCTTCCATCTCGTCGAGGAAGACGACAAGGAGTTGGCCGACATCATGGCCGAGGGAAGCTACCAGGCCCAGGTTGAGGCGCTGCGGGTTCCGGTGTGCGCCAACGCCGAAAGCGAGGAGTTGATGGTCTGGTATCTGGAAGAGTTGAAGAGCCGGGGCATCGATCCGGACAAAGAGAAGCCGGAAGACATCACGGACGAGGATGATACCCCCGGCGAGATTCAGTTCCGTGCCGGTGAAGACACCACGCTTCTTGCTCCACATGAGGTGACAAAGCCGTTGCCGGTGGGGAAGAACGGGGTGGAGGATTTCCACGGCTAAAAGTCACCAATTTGGTGCGACTAATGGCTGACCACCGGGTGCCCGCTGCGCCCGGTGGCAGCGGCACGGAGCGGCGGTCAGGTCAAGATTGGGTGTCGCACGAATTGTTGTGGTGCCATTTGGCGGTCAGGGTCAGGTGGGTCGATGCGCGAAATGGATCGGTAAGACTGCACTGGGTACGGCGGTTATGGTCTGTGGGGTGTGTCGGGTTTTTGAACGGTGCGATTGGGTACGGTACGGCGGTCACGGCGGGGATGCTTGTGGGCGGTTAGGCACGAAAGCGGTAGGGGCATGAGATGGCGGTTCAGTTCGGGTTATGTCTGGTGAGCCATGATGCGTTCGGTCGTGGCTGGGCGGGGCGGTCACGGCTGGGTCCGACGAGGCACGGTACGCATTAGGTGAGGCGGGGCGCGGTTGGGTACGGCGGTTTCGGTTCTGTCCGGTGGCGTTCGGGTTGGTGCGATCGGGATGGATGCGGCGGCAACGGTCGGCTTGTGGTCTGGACGGTCGAGTTGCGGCGGGGGCTGATTTGGCGGTCGAGGCTAGGACGGTTGTGTGGTGGAGAGTAATTGATTTTGTCATGGCGGTCAC